GCGGCCCCCGGTCCGCAAGGAGGGGGAGCGATGGTCAGCGCAGTGCCCGACGGCTGGACCGTCACGAACTTCGCCGCCTGCTCGGGCACTTGGTCCGGGCTCACCTCGGATCAGAAGGCGCTCGCTCTGCGCCTTGCAGCGTTCACGGTGTACTCGCTGACCGGTCGGCAGTTCGGGACCGTCACGCTCACGCTCAGGCCCTGCAACGCCCCCATGCTGCCACCGCTGTATCAGGTCTACCCGGTCAACCTGATCAACCCGTGGGGCACCGACGAGGGCAACTCGTACTATCCGCTCTACATCCAGGACGGCGTCTGGCACAACGCCGGATGCGCCGGGGTCAACTGCTGCGGGGCCTCCTGCGAGGTTGAGCTGCCGCGCACCGTCTCCATCACCTCCGTCATCGTGGACGGCGCGACCGTCGACCCGACCGCCTACCGGGTCGACAATGGGAGCCTGCTGGTCCGCACCGACGGCGCGTGCTGGCCGCAGTGCCAAGACCTCAACAAGAACCCCGGCGTCAAGGACACCTGGACCGTGACCGGCGTGTTCGGCCGGGCCGTCCCGGATGAGGCCCTTGACGCTGCAAGCATCCTGGCGTGCGAGATTGGCAAGGCCATCGCCGGGCAGCCGTGCCGCCTCCCGCAGCGCATGCAGTCGCTTTCCCGGGCGGGTGTGTCCGTGCAGTTCCCCGCCGTCAACACGTACCTTGACCGGGGGCTTACCGGCCTCAATGAGGTCGATCAGCTCGTGGTGCAGTTCAACCCTTCGCGGCTCATGCAGTCGCCCCGGGTGTTGTCGATGGACCAGTCCCCGAACCGCATCACCACGTGGCCGTGAGGTAGGACATGGGACTGAACACCGCAGGGATCACCTACCTGCTCGACGCCGGGACCGCCCGGACGCTGTACGCCGCCGTCGGCAACGGACCGGCCAGCACCAACCAGGTGAGCGCGGCCCGGGTGCTGGTCGCCTGGAATCCGGCCACCGGGGCGATGATCACCGCCGACGGCACGCCCCTGGCCTTCACCGGTACCCCCAACGCGGCCGTCACCTCTGTGCTGCTCTTCAGCGCGCCGACGGCGGGCACCTTCTACGGGTACGGGCCGCTCGTCGGGGACGCCACGTTCAACGCCCTCGGGCAGTTCAACATCGCGTACCTGGCCATCGCCGGGTCGGCCTCACCGCTGGTGCCTCCGGCCCCGTACGCCCTCGGCATCGAGGTGGGTGTGCCGTCGGGGACGGTGCTGACCAACCGGGCGTCGCTGGGCTCGCCGACGTCGACCGAGACCTACACGCTGGTGCTGCCGAACACCGGCGAGACGAACACCATCACCGTGTCCGTGTGGCGGCACATCAACTTCACGCAGACCATTACCCCCGCGCCCGGGGCGGGCAATCACTTCCGGTTCGACGAGTGCTCGTTCACGGGGCAGGGCAACTGGTGTGTGGAGGTCGACCAGACTGGCCGGACGAACGACATCATGCAGCCCCTCGCGGTCTTCACGAATTGCAGCTTCGACGGCGGGGCAGGCGGTGGCCTCACCTCGAAGTGCCTGCTCGGCGGCTCGGCCTGGGTGATCAACTGCGACATGCGCAACGCCGAAGACGGCTGGTCCGGCTGGTACTACAACGTCGGCATCAACTCCAACTTCGTCGGCCTAGGCCCCACCGCCGACCTGCACACCGACGGCGTGCAGTGCACCGACACCGGGCATTCGGTGTTCTGGCGGTCGTGGCTGGAGGCGTCCGGAGTGGGCGGCAACGCGGCGTTCCGGGTGGGCACCGAGGCGGGCGCTACAACCGACATCAAGATCTTCTTCTGCGGCATGTCCGGCGGCGGCTACACCATGCAGATGCGCGGCGACTCCGGCTCGGGCGACATCGACCACATCACCGTGCAGGGCTGCCGCTGGACTGGCGTCCAGGAATTTGGCCCCACCGACTTCGTTCAGGTGACAGCCGTGACCTGGGTCGATAACGCCTACTTCAACGGCACCGTCATCACGAGCCCGGTGTAACCATGGCCTTCAACCTGTTCGGCAATGCCGTCCCGGCCACGGTCAACGCGAACGACGGCCCCCTTGCCCTCGGCACGGTCGTGCAGATCTCCAGCGCGGGCACGATCACGCACGGCCGCTGGCGGTTCCCGACGTCACTGCCGGGCGGCCCGGTCACCTGGTACTGCGCCGACCTGTCCACGCACACCTTGCTCGGCTCCCAGGTGTTCACGGCACCGGTCGCCGGGCAGTGGGTGCAGCAGGCCCTCGCCGTCCCTATCGCCATCACCGGCCCCCGCAACGTCCTCGTGTGGATCGGGACGCCCGGCGGCTACGTGTTCACCAACGGCCTGTTCACGGCCGCGCCGACCGTGTCCGGACCGCTCACCGCGCCCCGATCAATCAACGACCCGGAAGGTGTCGGCAACGGCCGGTTCGGGAGCACCCCGTCCAGCTATCCCGGCGGCACCTCCGGAGCAACGTCGTACTTCGCTGACCTCGTGTTCGAGCTGGCCCCGCCGAACGTGGGCTCCGCGACCCTCGGCCTGGAGCTGCTGCTGCACGGCGTCGGTGAAACCCCGGTGCCGCCGCCGCCGTCCGACCCGATCGGCACGCCGGTCGCCAATCAGTTGCTGGCCTGCCTCACTGACCAGCTCGCCACCCTGCCGAACCCGCCCGCGAACATCCAGTTGCGGGTCGGCCAGGACACGGGACCGCTGATCGGCCCCAACATCGACGAGTGCTGCGCGGGGCTGGCCTGGGTGCGGATCGCTGGCATCTACCCGTCGTGGGACAGCTTCCCGGCGGCCGACAACACGTGGCTGCCGTGCGGGCCCCTCGCCTACGCCGTGGTCCTGGAGATGGGTGTGGCGTTCTGCATGCCCTGGTCGGACTCTGAAGAGAGCTTCGACAATCTCGATCCGCCGTCGCAGGCGGATTGGGCTACCGCGTTCAATACGCAGATGGTCCACCAGACGCTGATGCGCCGGGCGGCGGCGTGCTGCTTCCTGCCGACGCAGCGCCGTGCCGTCGGCGAGTGGACGCCGCTGCCGGTGGAGGGCGGCTGCACGGGTGGGAAGATGACGGTGACCGTGTCGGTGATGGCACCGTGCGCGGATTGCTGAGGAGGCGTCATGGTTGCCCGCAAGACCACCCCCCGCACGTTCGAGGTGCTGGTGAGCTTTTCCGCTCTGAACAGGGGTGAGCGGTTCACGCAGGACGCCGATGACCTGGGCTGGGCCATGCAGCATGCGGAGACCGGCTATCTTCGTGACGTGACGGAGGAGGTCGCGGATGTCCGGGGTGAAGCAGGTAACGGTGGAGCTGTTCCCGCCGGTCATTAAGGCGATCTTGCAGGACGACGTTGGCCGTGAGGTCGTCAAGACCACGGTGAAGGTGCTCAACCGGGCCCGGGTGAAGACGCCCGTGGACACCGGGAACCTCCGGGCGAGCCACCAGTTCAAGATCGAAAACGGTGCTACGAAGATCACGGGTGAGGTGTTCACCAAGGTCAAGTACGCCCTGCCCGTGCACGAAGGACGACGCCCGGTCGTCATCTACCCGAAGAACAAGCAGGCCCTCGCATTCCGCTGGCACGGCCAGCAGTTCGTGCGCAAGTGGGTCTCACAGCCCGCCCGGCGTGGACGCCCATGGCTGCGGGACTCGCTGCGCGAGGTCGCGGCGAGCGAGGGCTACAAGATGCAGAGCACGGCAGCAGAAGACGCGTAGGAGGAGAAGAGCATGGCCGAAGTGACAGTGCTGGTCGAGTTGGGCGGGCGCGAGGTCGAGATGCGCAAGCCGACCGAAGGCGCGCTGGTGGTGCTGGCCCGCACGTTCCGGGGCCTGCCCAAGATCGAAAACGTCGGGGAGTTGAGCGACCAGCAGCGCGACCGCCTCGTCCGGAACCTCGGCATCCTCGGCAAGATCGTTGAGGAGATGATCGTCCAGGACGCCGACAAGGACTGGCTCGACGACGCCATGATCGACGGCGACGTGACGGCGGAGCAGGTCTTCGGCGTGATCCGCACGGCGGGCGAGAAGTTCAACGGCGGCGCGGGACCGGCCAAGAAGGCGGCGGCCCCGGTCCGGCGGCGGAACCCCCGGTGAGCGGCGTCGTCCACATCGCCGGAGTGGACACGCACATCAACCACCAGCTGCGGCAGCGGTGTGCCTGGTGCGGCGCGCTCCTGCTCGACTACGACCTGACCAACCTCGCCGTCCCGGTCGGTCAGGACCCGGCCCCGGCCACCTGGCCGGTCGGGGAGCTGGTCCTGGTCGACGGCGGCATGTCGGCCGCCATGCCGCACGAGGACGGTGACCCGCTGCCGATGGATGCCTGCGGCAGGCTCGACCCGGAGGTAACCCGATGAGGTGGAACCCCTTGCGTCGTATGCGTGAATCCGCATACGAGAACGGCCGCGAGCAGGGCCGCGCGGAGGGGTACGCCATGGGGTACGCCATAGGGCGGCGGCCGGTGCCGTCGCCGCTCGGCGGCCTTCTGAGGGCCACCGGCGCGATCCGCCCGGACCAGGACGCCAGGGTGGTGCACGACTGGGAAGACCCGTTCCTGGCCTCCGACTGGCGGGACCTCAATGGCCGCTGACGCCCTCGCCGCACTGCGGATCTGGGCACTCGACGTCGAGTTGGCCGGGGAAACCTTCGTGGTCCCGGCCCGCCCGGCGGTCGACTGGTTCCTGGCCATCCTCGACGAGGAGGTACCGCTGCCGCTGATCCCCGGGATGATGGGGGCCGACGCTGAGGAGCGGATCACCGACATGCTCCTGGACGGCGAGGTCGACGCGCAGGAGATCGCCACCCGGTCGCGGGAGCTGCTGACGGCGGCGGCCGGGCGGCCCTGGTGGGAGGCGGACCGGCTGATCCGCTCGTCCGGCGCGTCGTGGCACATCATCGGCGGGGAGCTGACCAGGCTGGGTGTCGACCTGGAGAAGGTCAGCTTGGCGGCGGCCCTGAACGCCATCTACGTGATCTGCACGCGGACGATGGACGAGAAGGAACGCAACAAGTTCGACATCGACCTGCGGCTTCCTCCGATCGGGGTGGAAGGCGTGAAGCCGGAGGACATGTACGACCAGCGGGCAGCAGAGTCCGCATTTGCGGCCCTGATGGGTCAGGCCGCGCCGCCGACACCCGTAGGATCGTGAGCTATGGCCGGGGTTCTGGGACGCGCGTTCGTGCAGGTGTTCGCCGACCTGTCGAAGTTCACGCCTGGCCTGAAGCGGGAGATCAAGAAGGCGCTCGATGAGCAGACCAAGGGTCTGAGGCTCGACGAGCTGGATAAGTCGATGAACGCGGCGGGCAAGCACGGGGCTGACGAGCTTGCCAAGGGCGTGGACTCCAAGATCGACAAGAACATGGAGAAGTCCGGCCGCCGGGGTGGCGTATCACTCTGGAAGGGGCTTAGCGCTGGCCTGTCCGTCGCCGCCGCTCTCTTCCTTCCCGCCCTGATCGCCGTCGCCGTGGAGCTAGTCGCCGCCCTGGCCCCGGCCGTCGCTGCCCTCGCCGCCACGCTGCCCGCTGCGATCTTCACCGCGATAGGTGCGGTTGCCGTGCTGGCCACGGCAACCCACGGCCTGGGCGACGCGTTAAAGAATGCGTTCGATCCGGCCAAGGCGGAGCAGTTTAACAAGGCCATGCAGAAGCTCGCGCCGTCGGCGCGGGACTTCGTCATGGAGATCAAAAACTTGCAGCCTGCGTTCCACCAGTTGCAGCAGGACGTGCAGCAGGTCTTCTTCAACCAGCTCGAAGGAACGCTCACCCGGGTCTCCCGGCAGTTACTGCCGACCTTGCACAAAGGCATGATCAGCCTGTCGGTGGACCTGGGGAAGATCGCCGACGGTTTCCTGTCCGCGTTCGGGAACCGGTCGCAGGACATTGCGTCGATCTTCATCGCCGCGCACGAGGCCATCAAGCCGTTCATTCCGGCGCTGGGCCAGTTGACGGGGGCGTTCATCACCCTGGCGGCCGTCGGCGGCCCGCTGTTCGCCGCCCTCTCCGGCGGGTTTGCTCACCTGCTGGTGCAGTTCTCGCAGTTCATCGAGAAGGCGGCCGACTCGGGCGCGCTGGCGCAGTTCTTCGACGATGCTCTGGTGATCCTGAAGCAGCTCGGCGGTCTTCTTGGCAGCGTTTTTGATCTTGTAAACGTGCTGATCGGAGCCCTCCAGGCCGACGGGGCGCAGGCCCTCGGCTTCCTCACCACGATCATCAGCCAGCTCGCTGCGTTCTTCGCCACCGCCGAAGGCAAGGAAGCCCTCGCCAACATTTTCCTGCTGCTGAACACCGCCCTGTCCAGCCTTTCGCAGATCCTGACCCCGCTGCTTCCGGCTATCGCCACCCTCGCCGGGGAGCTGTCGGGCAGCCTCGCCGACGCACTCAAGGCCGTTACGCCGTTCCTGGTGACCATCGCTCAGTACCTCGGGGAACACCCTGACCTCCTGGCCGCCGCCGCAACCGCATGGGGCATCTACCGGCTGGCCCTGATGGCGGTCGCCGCCTATCAGGCCCTTGTGTTGGCCACCAACCCGGTCGGCTGGGTCATCCTCGCCATTGCGGCTATCGCCGCCGGGGCATACCTGATCTACAAGAACTGGGACGTCGTCTCCAGTGCCCTGAAAAGCGCGTGGGGAGCCATCTCCGACTTCTTCAAGGGGATCTGGAACTGGATTACTGGAGTCGGCGCAGCGATCGGGAACTGGTTCACGGTCACGCTGCCCGGCTTCTTCACGAGCCTGCCCGGCAAGATCTGGGCGGCCCTGTCCGCGCTGCCCGGCATCCTCGGGAACGCCTTCCTGACCGCCCTGAACTTCGCCGGTCAGGTCATCGGCACGTGGATCGGCGTGCAGCTCGCGATCTTCATCAAGCTACCGTTCTGGATCTGGGACGCCCTGAAAGCCCTCGGCGGCATGTTCGCCGACCTGTGGCGGCTGGCCCTCTCGGCAGGCAAGGCCGTCCTCGATGCGGGGATCAACGCGGTCATCTGGGTGTTCACGCAGTTGCCCATCAAGATCGGGAACTTCGTCCGGGACCTGCCCCGCATCATCGGCGGGGCGTTCCGCGACGCCTTCAACTGGGCTAAGCGGGAAGTTATGCAGGGCGCGGACGCCATCGTCAATTTCGTGTCGAACCTGCCCCGACGGATCTCCGGGTTCATGCGCAACGTCGGCCACGACATCCTCAGTGGCCTCCGCTCGGGCATCAACTCGGTCATCTCCGGCTTCAACTCCGGCATCAACCGGGTCGCCGGGTTCGTCCACATCGGCCTGCCGAACATCCCGCTCCTGGCGTCCGGCGGCCTGGTCAACGCGCCCACCCTGGCCGTCGTCGGCGAGGCCGGTCCGGAAGCCGTCGTCCCGATGAGCGACCCGGCCAAGGCGGCAGCCGTCGCGAAGAGCACCGGCCTGCTCGACATCCTCGGCAGCAAGATGGGCAACGTCGGCACCACGATGGTCAAGGTCTACCTGGGTACCCGGGAGATCACCGATATCCTCAACGTCGTGGTCGACAAGAAGCTGAACGACCAGGCCAACGAGCTGGCGTACGGGACGAGGTGACAGGTTGTCCACGATCGTCGCGACCGCCGACAACACGAAGTCACACATTCGGCTTGACCTCGACTTCAGCGACATCGACGCCCCATATGTGCTGGTGAACCGGGTTGACCCGGCCACGGGCGCGACCGCAGCGGTTCGGGGGCACGGCTCATCGACCACCCTCGGCGGAGTGGCGTACGCGCCCATGCAGGCCGGTTACAAGGCGACCCTGTACGACACGGAAGCCCCGCTCGACGCGGCGGTCTACTACACGGCCACCGCGCCGCTGGCAACCCTCAACGTCAACTCGACCTTCACCGACGGCTACGCCGACCCCTGGTACCCGACGGACCCTGCGGTCATCCTGCGTCCCAACTCGACGCGGTCCGGTGCCGACTTCCTGTCCTTCCAGACGGCGGGCGCGACTGCCAACCCGACCATCCGGGCGGAGGACATCGCTGCCACGCCTGGGGCGTCGTTCACCGTCACGGCGGTCATGTCGGCCAACGTGTCCCAGGGCGTGACCGTCGGCATCAGCTTCCGGGATGCGGCCGGGGCGATCCTGTCCAGCACGAGCAGCGCCGCGACCGTCCTGGCCGCGACGACCGTGACCGCGACTGCCGTGGCCCCCGCCCTGACGGTGTCGTCGCAGGCGTTCGTCACGATGTCCGGCACCCCGGCGGCCACCACCATCGCGAGCATCAGCACGATCACGGTTGTCTCGGCGGCCGGGTCGGCGACGTCGGGCGGCGTGACCCTGTTGTCGCTGGGGGCGGCCCGGCTGAAGGACCCGCTGCGGCCCGGCAACAACGTGCGGGTGGACTTCTCGTTCGACCCGAACCCGCTGTGTGTCCCCGCTGAGGGGATCTTCTGGCAGTCGATGGACACCGAGGATCAGGCGGCCAACTCGGCGACGTTCAACATCAACAACCAGCCGGAACCGGTCGTCGTGTCGAAGGTCCGCAGCTCGATCACGTCGACTCTGACCCTGGTGTCCCGGACCTTCCCGGACCGTGACCGGATGGATGTGCTCCTGGCTCCGGGTTCGCCGCTACTGTTCCAGGCCCCCGACGAATACGGGGTGCCGGACCGGAACATGGCCATCGGGACCGTGTCGAAAGGGCGGGTGCTGCCCGACCACCGGTTCCCAATCCGGGTGTTCTCCCTGCCGCACCAGGTAGTCGATGCGCCGGGCGGCCCGATGCAGGGCGTCGTCGGGACCCGCTGGCAGGACACCTGCAACCGGTACGCGACCTGGGGTCTGGTCAATGGGGCCGGGATCACCTGGACTCAGGTTCTTCAAGGGCTGGCGGGCTGATGGTCTGGGCTGGCGGGCTCGACGCCCAGTACCGGGATGCGCTGACCCGGCCGCACAACGTCTACAACCGGGTCGACGTCCTCGACCGGCAGGGCAACATCCTGCTGTCCGATCTCCCGTTCATCGACGGCAGCGTGCGCGCCACCCTCAATAGCCGCGTGGCACGCGTTCTGGGCCTGTCGGTAGACCGGTCCTGGTTCCCGCTCCTGACGAACGGCAGCATCGACACAGAGGGTCTGCTGACCCCGTTCGGGAACCGGCTGCGCGCCTACCGGGGCATCACCTATGGCGACGGCTCCCGCGCGGTGTTCCCGGTCTTCTACGGCCGCATCGAGACGGTGCAGATGGGCCGCAACGGTCAGGTGTCCCTGTCCGCCAATGACCTCGCCGCCGACGTGGTAGATGCCCAGTTCGAGACTCCGCAGTCGTCGATCCCCGCGAACACGATCAGCGTCGAGTTCCGGCGACTCGTGCGCGAGGCCCTGCCTGATGCCGCGTTCGGCACCTCCGACCTGACCGGCGTGCATATCCCACCGCTGGCATGGCAGAACGACCGGGCGCAGGCCCTCGACGACATGTCCGCCACCGTCGCCATGCTCTGGTATCCCCTCGCCGACGGCTCGTTCGTGCAGCGCTACACCCCCTGGACAAACCCGGGCCAGGTCGCGCAGATCAGGCTCGCCGACGGCACCAACGCTGCGCCGGGCGTGAACGGTCAAATCGCCGACTGGACGATCACTGTGTCCCGGACCGGCGTCTACAACTCGGTGGTCTTCACCTCGGAACGGCAGGACGGCACGGCCCCGGTCTACGCCACCGTCCGGGACACCACGGTCACGAGCCCGACCTACTTTCTTGGCAACTTCGGCCGGAAACCGCTCTTGATCCAAAACCAGGCCGCGTTGACGCAGTCGCAGTGCATCGCCGCCGCCCGGAGTTCCCTACGCGCCGCGACCGCCATTACGCAGACCTGGGACCCGGTGTCGATCGTCCCCGACGCTTCCCTGGAGCTAGGGGACCTCATCGACATGAACGCCGACGAGGCGTCCAGTACGCAGGTGATTGCCGGGTTCACCCTGCCGTTGCGGGAGACTGGCGACATGTCGTTGAGCTTGCGCGCGTACGCCCCGGTGGCCTCATGACGACCAAACTGGCCCACCAGACCCAGAAGACCGCCGGTATCCCCAACGGCATGCGGACGGCCACCATCGCGGCGGTCGCCAGCAACTCGATCACGATCTCCGTCTCGGGCGGGAACTTCACGGCCGGGGTTGGCGTGGTCACCTCGTACGCGCCGATCGTCGGCGACACCGTGGCCGTGTTCCGGCAGGACTCGTCATGGCTGATCCTCGGGCCGACGTCGGCCGCGAACGGCTGGCACCTGTTCTCCGACCTGGGCTACCAGAACGGCTGGATCGACCGGGGCCCCGGCTTCCCGTTCGGGCAGTATCGGATCACCGCGTCTGAGGTGCAGATCGTCGGGCAGGTCAGCAACCCTTCAGTCCAGGCGTCGGGCGCGGCCATCGTCGCCGGGCTTCCTGTTCCGCCTGGCGAAGTTGCGGGAATCGTCGCCGCGCAGGGTGCAACTCGTCCGAGCCTGCACGTAGACGGTGCGGGAGTGTTGAGGATCTACGATTCGTCAACGACAGGCATCATGCAGTTCAGCGGCTCTTACCCGCTCGACTTCCAGGTTTAGCGAGGGGGCACGTGTCTACGACCGGCTACAGCGACACGTTCAACCGGACCGTCGCCAACGGCCTCGGTTCGGCAACCTCGGGGCAGGCGTACACCCTCGGCGGGGCGGCAACGCAGTTCAGCGTGGCCCCTGGCACGGCCAGCATCGCCGTGTCAGCGACCGGCAGTCAGCTAGGGGTGGTCGACGCCGGGTCGGGCCTGTTCGTCGACATCAGCGGTCGAGTGGCACTCGGCGCGATTCCGGCCACCAACCTCGCCACGGTCGGCTTTGTTGCGAGGGCCAACACCACGGCCAACGCCTACATCGGAACGATGATGGTCGCCGCCGGTGGAGCTGTCTCCCTGCGGTTCTCCAAGCTTGTCGCGGGCGGCCTGGTCACCCTGTCGACGACCGCCGTCTCCGGGCTGACGTATGTCGCGAACACGTTCTACAACCTGCGATTTCAGGCGTACTGGAGTCGCCTGCTTCAAACCAACGTCCTGTCGATGAAGTTGTGGGCGGTCGGCGCTACGGAGCCGGGCGGCTGGATGGCGATCTCCACGACCGACGCCTCATTCACCGACTACACGGCAGGGCAGCAGGCCGGGATTTACGCCCGTGACGAGTCGACGGTGCTGGGGACGATCACTGCGAAGCTTCAGGCTGTCGCGGTCCGTTCGTACAACCTGCCGATGCCTTCCACGGCGGACCCGATGTGTTACGACCCGGCCGTTGCATACCCGAAGCAGACGGCTCTTGAGTCGCTGGCCGATGCCGCCGATGCGGCTATGGCGTCGCTCGACCCGTTCGTTTCGCTTGCCAACCTTTTCCCGCGCGTACGCGTCAGCGCGACCAGTGCTGTCATTCCCGCAGCTTCGTCGACTCTTACGTACAACACCGCCGAGTTCAACATCGGCACAAGCACCAACCTGGCTTACGACAATGCGGCCGTCTATCTGCCGGTAGGGATTTGGCTGGCCACCTTCGAGATGCAGTTGGTGCAGGCAGCCTCCGATTCCATGGAATTGCATTTGTTCGGTGGGGCAACAGCGGCTTTCGACAACATTCGCTCCAACCCTTCACATTCGGGTGACGCCGGTATCGGGGGAAGCGCGCATATGTCGACGACGATCGTGTCTACGGACCCGACGACGCCGAAAAGGGTGGGCGTTCAGTTCTTTCCAAACAGCAGCTATACGGCTAGATACATGGCTCTTTCCGCCGTCAAGGTATCGGACTATTTCACATGAGCGGGACAACAGTCACCGAGGGTTACCCGTATCCGCTTACTCCAGATTTCGCGGACGTGCAGGATGCCTTCCGCCTGGCGTCGGCCGTTGACGCTGACCTGCGTTCCGAGCAGGCTCCTTTCCGGTCGTTCATCGCGCGGCCGTCGTTCATCGCGCGGCAGACGGTCAGCGGGAGCGGATTCATCTCGGGTACCGACATCTTGAACGTCGGAGCCATCGAGTGGGACAACACGGGCGGCCTGACTCTCGGTCAGAACAGTTGGAGGCAGCCGAACAATCAGGAGCCGTCCTGGTGGATGTTCGGTGCGACCATTCTGGTTGCAGTGGTATCCGGTACGCCCGTGGTTGGCGACCTGAACATGGGTCGCATCAATGTCAGCACAACCGATCAGGTTACCGGCCTCAGCTCGACATCGTCTTTCTACCAGCGCAATGATGAGACGAACACGGGCGGGGAATGGATCAACCTGTTCGCCATGGCCCCGATCTATCAGGGGTCAGTCAGTGCCGCACTCATTCTCAACGGGAGCACCCAGAAGACGACTCAGGCCGGGTCGCGTTTCTGGGGCTTGTACCTGGGGCCGGTGACCTGACATGACAATGCGCAAGACACCTAATCTGCGGTTGCGGTACCCGTGGACCGATGACGTAGTTGCCGCTGCTGACGTGGATTCGATGGCGTCCGACATCGATCAGGCGTTGATTCAGACGGCCACGCTTGCCTCCGACTTCTCACGGTTTTCGTCGGTGACGGTGCAGCGCGCCGCCGTGCAGAGCATCACCAAGGGGACTCTTACTGCCATCAGCTTCGACACGCTGGTGCTGGACAACGGTACCGACAGCACGCTGGCCAACGGGGCGTGGTGGAGCGCGGGTTCCCCGACCCGGCTGACCGCTCCAGCGGCATGCGTGGTGCTGGGTCACGGGATGCTCGGCATGAACCTTGGCTCCGCTCTTGGCGTGAACGGCATCATCCAGGCGACGATCGCGTTGAACGGCGCGACCGGTCAGCCGGGCGTGCAGGGCACCAAGTGGAATCCGATCAGCTCGGTCACCGGCCAGCAGTGGACGTCGGCAATCTCGATGTGGAATCTCGCCAAGGGTGACTTTCTGGAGCTGAAGGTTTACTGGACGGGAACCCCGGCAGGCCCGTTCAATACGGACAATATCGTTCCGCCGACGTTCAGCCTGATGATGGTGGCGCTGCCTACCGTTCCCTGATACGTCAGACCATTGTGAAAGGATGGACTGCTAGGCGTATTAACAGAAACGGGGGCGAGATGACTCTTGCATTGGTGAACGCCGAGAATTTGCCCTGGTATCTGATCGGCGTCCTGGTTACAGCGCTTCTGACCGTGTTTCAGGCTCTGCTCGCAGGGAAAGTAGTGTCAAACCGGGTCGCTGAGCTGCTCCGGGAAAGCGCCGAGAAGCGGGCGGAGATCGCCGAGGCAGGGGTTTCCGCAAATACAAAGGCCATCGGGTCTCTCGTTGATTCGGTCGGGCAGCTTATGGTGCTCGCAGAGAATCAGGACAAGGTCCTGCGGGTCCTGCACAGCCGTGCGGGCCGGGGAGACACGAGAGGACGCGGTGGTACCTCGTGACGTGGCGGCCATGGCGCAAGAGGGTCGAAGAGTCCCAGGAAGCCGTACGTGCGGCTGAGAGGCTGCGCGACACCGCGCAGGCCCAGCAGCGCCAGGCCGAACGGATAGCGCCGCGCGTGGCCGCCGTATCGGCCTCCCTGCAACGGCTCCGCGCCGACGGTCTTGAGCCCACGCTGGACGTGGTCCTGCGCGGCGGAGAAGTGACGTACCGTAGAAGCTGACAAAGGAGGAGGCGCTATGGCTGCTGCTGTTCTCGTGCCCTGCGGCGTCCGGCTCCGGTCGGACTTCGACGCGCTCGCGCCCGGCCGGGACAAGACCTCGGACGGCTGGATCGGCGACACCGCCCACCAGCACGAGGTGTCCGACCACAACCCGGACGAGACCGGCTCAGTGCCGATCCACGACGCCGACCGGGTCAACGAGGTCCACGCGGTCGACGTCGACGCGGACCTGCGGACCTTCGGCCTCGTCATGGAGATGGTGGTGCAGTTCCTGCTCGGCCGGTGCCGGTCCGGTGCCGAGACCCGGCTGCGCTACATCATCTACAACCGGCGGATCTGGGAAGCGTCGAACGGCTGGAAGCAGCGGGCCTACACCGGCCCGTCGCCGCACACGGAGCACGCCCACTTCAGCTTCAGCTACGACACTGCACGCGAGGCCGCGACGGCCTCCTGGCACCTGGAGGACATTCCCGTGGCACTCACCGCAGCCGACAAGGCGTGGCTCTCGGCCGAGATCGACAAGGCCGCGACCGTCGCCGCCGCCCGGGTCTGGGCAACCAAGATCACCGACCACACCGACACCAACAAGCCGCAGCGCCAGCTCACCGCCGCCCAGTGGACGGGCTTCTCCGACGGCCGCCCGGCCAACAAGGAGATCCTGGCCGCCATCAAGAGCGGCGTCACGCAGGTGCTGGCCGCTGTCACCGGAAAGGCGGCGTAGTAATGGGCGGCTTCTTCAAGAAGTACCCGCTCGCGACGCTGGCCACCTGGGCGGCGTCGGTCCTTGCGGCGCTCGTGCTGCTCCAGGCCAACGGCATCCTCACCGGCACGGCCGCGCACTATGCCGACCTGGCAGCGGGCGTGCTTCAGGTCCTGCTGACCGTGTACGCCCGGTCGAAGGTGACGCCGGTCGTCAACCCGAAGGACGACCTCGGCCGACCGCTGGTCCCGGCGACGCTCGTGCCGCCGCCCCGCTGAACCAACCAGGAGGAATAAATGGATTTCGGACAGGCGCTACTCGAACTGAAGGACGGCGTGCGCGTCGCCCGTGACGGCTGGAACGGCAAGGACATGTACGTCGAGCTTCAGGTGCCGGACGAGCAGTCGAAGATGCGCAGGCCGTACCTGTTCATGCGACCGGTCGACGGCGACCTGGTTCCGTGGGTCGCATCGCAGTCGGACATCCTCGCCGACGACTGGGTGTCGGTACCCCGCTGAATCAGTTCGGGGGCTGCCGATTCCACGGGGTTGGCAGCCCCATCGGCCACGCGAATTGCAGGGCCAGGAACGCCAGGCCGAGCAAGAGCATGTTGATCGCGGCCAGCTTCACGCCGAACGCCGCCAGGAACCAGATGATCGCTGCAATCAGGGCAAACATGCCATGCTGGTACCCACCGCAGATGTGACCTGAAACGAGGGCCGATGGCCGGGCGTACTTCCACCGCCGTGACCAGCGTGAGCCGTACCGCGCTGACCGCCTTCCCGACGCCGACGGTGGCCGGGGACGTGACCAACGGCAATGTGAGCCCGAACGACGGCGCGACGTTCCTGGCTGTGGTGTCCGGGGATGCGGCAACGCATGGCCTGACGGTGACCGTGGTCAACGGGGTGGACGGGCTGACGGCCGGGCCCCGGGCGTACGTGGTGCCGGTGGCGGCGTCGGGTGTGCAGCTCGTCGGGCCGTTCCCGCTTCAGTGGTACGGGTCGCAGCTCCTCTGGAACGTCGACTCCGCGCAGGTCAAGGTGGCTGCGTACTCGCTGCTGGGCCCGTAACGCCCGCTCGTTTTTGATCTTGACGCGCAAAAAGCGCGGGGCCCGACATCCCCAAGACAGCCAGTCGGGCCCCGCGCTTTTTCATGCCCCTGCCGTCCGCTCCGACGGCAGGTCGTCTAGTTCTTCGTGACGTGGCCGGAGCCGTTGCACTTTGCGCACGTCAGGTACGTCTTGGCGGTCGACGAATAGACCTTGCCGGTTCCGTTACAGCGGCTGCACGTCGGCATTGTTGCCCTCCTCTTTGCTCGGCCACACGGTCTCGCGGGCCTCGTAGTCACTCAGGCCGCCATCGCGCAGCGCCGTGTACTCGCCCATCTTGTGGGCCAGGTCCAGCATGCGGGTGACGGAGTCGGCGGGGGTAGCGCCGTCCCACTTCGGGGCGTGGTCCAGTTCCAGCACCGCGCCGAAGTCGTCCCAGTGGGTCAGCTCGTAGTGGTAGGTGACCGTGCCGGTGGGCAGGATGACCCCGACGATGAAGTAGCCCTCGAAGATCGGGTCATCGTCGGGATGGTGGGCCTTGGACCGCCAGGAGTCACCGGCCACGGCGGCGGCCGACGCCAGTACAGCGGTCAGCGCCCGCCGGTGGTCGTACAGCTCTTCCATGGTGTGGAAGCCGTCAGTGAGCTGCGCGGGGTGACCTCCGACGACGAGGAGCGGGCCCTCTTCGTCGTCGATCGGCCGCTGGTGATCTTGATAGTCGCCACGCTCGTGCGTGTGCCAGCCGTGCTGTCCATGCTTGTGAACTACTTCGCTCATGCCTGCGGCCCGTCCTGGATCGGCTGCGCCGGGTAGGTGGGTTCGCGCCACTTCCGACCGAAAGAAGGGCCCTTCAGGTCTGTGCCGACGGTCGGCCGTTGCGGGCCGCTGGGCGGGTCGACATTCCACCAGTGGACCTCTGCCCGACAGGGAAGTTCCGGGCGGCAAGAAAAGTCACCAGGGCAGACCGTGATGCCTGAAGCGGCGGGCGGGTCGATGACGGTGGCCGGGCGCGGGACCGGGCCGGGCTTGCCCTGGTCAGAACGGATGCCTGCCCGAACGGACCAGTCCTTCGCCTCGACGAGGGCGTTCAACATGGTGGTCAGCTCGGCGGAGTCGGCCGGGATGCGCCGGAGCAGTTCCAGGGCGGCATCGTAGATGGGGGCGCAGAGGCTTTTCAGCGGGTCGGGCAGGTGCGAGAACGCCAGCCAGGCCATCGCGGTCTGGACGCCGGGGTCTCGGCCGTAGGTGACCAAGGCGGCGTGATCGGCGGTCCCGTAGGCCGGGGTTTCGGTCATGAGATCTCCTCCTCGTTTTCGATCTTGTAGTTGAGGGCGTAGCCGGGTTGAATGTTCAACTCGTCGGCCCAGCGGTAGCCGCCGTCCTCGGTCAGGTACCACCAGCCGCGCCCGTTGACGGTGTAGATGTGCGCCGGTACCCCGCGCGGGTCGACTCCGGCCCGGCGTTCGATGACCCAGCCGATTTTCATGCACCACTCGGCGTCGGCCAGGGTGTGATCGTGGCAGGGGCGGCACAGCATCAGCAGGTTCCGCACGTCGTTCGAGACGTCGGCGGCAACCCCGTGTACGCCTCCTGAGCCGCGCGTCATGCGGTGGTGCGGGTCAAGCCTGCCGGGAATGCCGCAGCCCTCGCAGAAGCCGTATGAGCGGGCTTGCGCGAGGGCTTTGGCCGCCTCGAAGCTCACGGCCGGGGGATACCCGAGACGGGCCGCGCCGACGGGCTGGTCTCGAAGCTGATCAGCTCCCGGAAGCCCTGCTTGGCGAAGGAGTAGCCCATGCCGTTGTCGCGGACGACGACGGCTCCCGGGTCGCGTCCGGCCTTCTTGACCAGGCGGCGGCGCTGGCGGGGGGTCATGCGGCCCTCGTACAGCTTGGCGCGGTCGTAGGTGTTCATCCTGCTCATCTCCTCGTGTATGCCACCAGCATACACCAAAGGTGTCAGCAGGGGCAGTGCTTCGTCTTGCTGTGTTCCGGGTTCGGCCAGTGACCGGTCGCCCGCTTCTCCAGGTTGGCGCAATGCCCTTTGACCTGCTTCGGGTTGACGTACTTCCCGAGGTGGGTCAGGCAGCGGCAGAACGCACACGGCTCCGCCCAGCGGATCTTCGCCGCCCCCTCGCCCTCGGTCCAGTACGCATCGAGCCGACCCGCGCCGTCACCCGGGCGGGCGGCGGCGCGGACGGCGAACCCGAGGTCCCGGGTGAGCTGCACAAGCTTCATGCGGGTCAGGCTACTTGCATCGGGGATCGTTCGGGACGACGGCGATACCGCCGGGCAGGGTGTCGTCGACCGCCGCCGACAGGCTGTAGACCATGTTCGGGCCGGAGCACTTGAAGGCGACGTTGCGGAAGCCGTGCGGGAATTCGATGACGCTGGCCGGGCCGGTCGGCTCGACCGTGCTGGCGTTGTTGCTCTTGTGGTTGGTGCAGCCAGTCAGCGCGAGGATGGCCAGGCCGATGACGGCGACGGTCTTGATCTTGCGCAGGTTCATGTCTCTCCTCCATGATCAAAAACGATGGGGTGATGCCGTCCGGCCAGGACCCTCATCCTGGCCGGACGCGCCGGTGTGCACCCGGACCGGCTTCCGGCTGAGAAGCCCCCGGGTCATCCGGCCTGGATAGGTCGGGGGTCTGTGCGTGGCAAGGGCAGGAGTCGAACCTGCCACCTCCGCTCGGTCGGCGGCGCTCACCCGGAGAGCTACCTTGCCGTGGTTCCCGGTTCGCGGAACCCGCCGGGCCGGGCCGCAGACTGCCGGGCCGCCGCAGTTGAAACGGCCCGGCAGGTCTCCGCTAGCTGGGCAGCGTGTCCTTGTACGGGACCTGCTGCGGGCGACGGTCGACGTGGGCACTGTCGGGGGTGGCGCACCGCATGCCCGGCCAGCCGTCGCCCTCGATCAGGTAGACGAAGTTGCACAGGTCGCCGATCTGGTTTCCGCCCCGGTAGGCATGGTCAACGACGGGCCGGGCGCTCATGTCGATGTCGTCCATCAGGAACCCTCGATCATGGCGGCAAACCCACCGGCCAGAGCCTGCATGCGGGCGACACCCTCGTCTGTGGTGGTGACCGTGACGTACGCGGAGCCCTGCTGCACCTCGATGAACCGCAGCTCCTCGCCGGTGCGCGGGTCCATGCCCGACTCCCCGACCTCCCCGACCTTGGCCGCGTAGTCGGTGAGGGCCTTCAGGAATACGGGGTTGATCGCTCGTACGATCTCGTCCGGGTAGTTCCGCAGGCACCAGCGCAACGCCTCGGCCGGGTCGGTGACCTTGGCGGTCTTGCGGCCGGGGTTGTAGCCGACGGCACCCATCTTGCTGCCGTCGGGCAGGTACGCGCCGACGCGCTCCACGCGCCGCACGCCCATGTCTTCGGTCACCCGGGCCCGGAGGGCTTTTTCGATTGGGGCGAGGGCCTTCAGGTAGGTGCCGACGGCGGTCAGCTTCTCCGCGTCCGTCAGGCCGGGGCCGCCGTCGGTGACGGCCCCGGAGGTCAGGTCAGTCATGCTGCTGCGCTCCTCCTCTGGTTGCAGATCTTCAGGGCCCTGGACAGCTCGCTGTAGCAGTTATCCAGGCCACGGCCCCCGAGGCCGGGGGTGCGGGGGGTGGTGAGCTGCGCGTGCCCGCAGGGGCAACGCCAGATCGCGTGGTTGGACTTGCGGACCAGGGTGAACCCGGCCCCCTCGAACCGCTTGAACAGTTCCCTATGGGCGCGCATCACTCGGCCTGCGGGTCGGGCGTGTCCGCCTTGGCCTGCTCGACTGCGGCGTGCGCGGCCAGCTCCCGGGCCGTGTGGATGGCCTCCTCCAAGCTTTCCGTCGCCGACACCGGTACCTTCGTCAGGCCCCGGTCGACGGCGATGGCCCGCACCGCCTCGATGTCCTGGAGGGTGCTGCTGGCGCGGAGCGCTTCGGTGGCGAGCCGGACCGCGAGGGTAGCCGTCGCTGTCTTGCACTCCGATCCGTTTTCCACCTCGCGGTTGTGCAGGGCCTTGCTTGCCATCCAGTCGTAGCCCTTGACGGCCCGCTCCAGGTCGGGGTCGCTGGCAATCTTCGCCTGGTAGTTGGCGATCTCGGCGTCCGTCCAGGAGGTTTTCGCCGGGGCGGGTTCGGCCGGGGGGGCGGAGACGGGCCGGTTCTGGGCCGGGCGGGACGGGGTGGCGCTGTCCCAGCTTTCCCGGGCCCGGGTCTGCGCCTGCTGGCCGTCGTCGTCTTCGCCGCCGGGGTAGGCACCGGTGAGCGCAAGGGTGAGGTAGCGGCGGCCGTAGGTCATGGCCGACCCGATGTCTTGCGGCCCGGCCCGGCGAGGGTCAGGCATCGGCCAAAACGCCGACTCCCGCTCGCCGCTCTCGTGCAGCAGCGACACCTCCAACGAGAGGTTGCCGTCGGTCAGCGCCGTCTTGGAGGTGACCGAGAGGCCGTGCTTGCCGAGTACCGGCAGGACCGTCTCGACGACCTGGGCGAGGTCGGCGTACCCGTACGACCGGTCGTAGGACCGACCGTCCTTGGTCTCGCCTTTGACTTTGGCCTTCTCGTCCTTGGTGAGCTTCGGAAGCTCGGTCTGGAACGCGGCGAGTGCCGCTGCCAGGGTTTTATGCTCTGCCATGCGTGTCCTCCTCGATCGAACTGTCTACGCACAGCATACATGACGGGGGCAAGCCGTCAAACACATGACCCGTTCGGATAGTCGGCCACGTGCTCCGCAAGGTCACCCGAGTCGGCTCCGCAGAGGTCGCACTTTCCCGCCCGGGGGTTGCACATCTGGCAGTCCCACTTGAACCCACGGCCGCTCTTCTCGTGCCGGTCGCACCCACGCCGCTTCGCGGCCGGGTGCGCGTGGGCATACAGCGGGTTGGGCTGGGCGTCCCGGGTGCGCACGTATGCCCGCTGCTCCCGCTCCCACGCCACCCGGCGGGGGTGCAGCGCCTCTCGGGAGCCTTCCGGCAGGATCGCCCGAATCCGGGTGACCAGGTCCAGCACCTCGGACGGCAGATCCTCGGCCCGCACCGGCCCGGAGATCTCCGGCACCGCCTGATCCTTCGGAACCCCGGCCTGACCCGGGGCCCACCCGGTCGCCGACGCCAGGGCCTCCCGCTCCCGGACGATGTCCCGGACATAGCGCCGGATGTGCGCGGGCATCAGCCAGTCGGTCTGCTCCGCGTAGTGCCGCCGGATGGCCTCCTCGGCGTCCGCCAGGGCCACATCGGTCAGGACGCTGCGCCAGGCCACCACGTCGGCCTCCCCGACGGTGCGCCGGTCGAAGGACTGCACCAAGGCCAGAGCGCGGGCGGTTTCGTTCAGGTTCATGACTCCTCCATCTGACGGAACTTCTCGGCCATGGCCAGGGTCTCCATGACCTTCGTGTTGGTGGTGCTGCCGGTCTTGTAGGCCGGGCCGGAGGCGGGCACCAGGGAGTTGCCGGGGCGACGCCCGGCCCGTTCGGCGGCCGTGCGCATCCAGTTGCGCCACGTCGCAGGCCAGTCCACCTTGCGACCCCGCACGCCGGGCACCCCGGACCAGTAGTCGACGAACTTGGCGTGTTCGGTCCGGCCGTCGATGACGGTCGCCAACTTCTCATCGGCGAACCATGCCCGCATCTTGTCGTCGGGCATGAAGTCGTCGGGAATCCGCGTCGCCGTCATCGATGAGCGCGCAGCGCGGCCCTTCAAAGGGGACGCTTCAGAACTAGATGCTTCCTTAATAGGAAGTCCCTCCACCTCGGAGAGGGTCCCTCCCTCTACCTCGGAGAGGGGCCCCTCCACCTCGGAGAGGGTCGCCCCCCTCACGTCGGCGTAGTCCTCGGCGTCCGGTGCGGGCGTCTCAGCGCCGTCGACCAGCACCTGGTAGCGGTTGGAAATCCGCTTGCCGGTGCGGTCGTACCGGTCATAGACGCGCACCAGTCCGGCGTCGATCAGGCGGCCGACGGCCTTGCGCACGCCAGCCTCGCTGAGGTCGGTCTCTGAGGCGATGAGCCGGGTGCGCAGGTAACAGGAGTGGTCCTGTCCGGCATGGTCGGCGAGGACGCGCAGCACGGAACGGGAGGCACAGTTGCCGGTCTTCTGCTTGCGGACCCAGAGGAGAGTTTCAAACGCCATTTCGGTGCCACTTTCAGATGGGGCACCCCTCCGGAGTTGCCGGGCCTGTATGGCGTCGGTAGACTCGGGGGTGCTGTTGGGATACAGCGAGCAGGTAAGGGCTTCTCCAGCGCCTCGGGTTTCCGGCCCGGGGCGCTGTTTGCTGTCTAGCGGAAGTGCGGAGTCTCGCACTCGGCTGCCTGCTGCGCGGTCGGGTGGTCGCACCAGAGCCGTCCGGTCGGCTGGACGAACTTCGTCTTGATCGTCGAAACCCACCAGAGGGGGACGCCCTTGATCTCGGGGAAGTCGACGGGCGGCAGGAGGTCACGCTGCTGCCACTGCTGGGGGGTGAAGCGTTCGACGTGCATGTGCCGAGCGATACCGGCCAGGTCAACGATCTGCACGCCGGGTACACCGGCGAGCTGACGGAGCTGCTCGATCTCCTGCTGGGCCTCCTGCCAGAGCTGCTTGTAGCTGGTTGCCATATCTGTCCTCACCGATGCTGGGGGTGTGCGTCAGTCACGAGCTTACGGGATTCTTGGGCGGGAAGCGAAGATCCGATCGGATCGTATAGAGCGAGTTGACAGAGCAGGTCAAGAAGTGCATGATGGTGCCGACCAAGACGTCCGGACCGAGAGGCACCGACATGCTGACCCCGATGCTCCAGGCCCTGCCGATCGCTGTACCGATCGCTCTCGCCGCGATCGCCGTTGGCGGCTATGCCGCACAGCGGTACGTCGACCACATGCCCTTCCTGCCGGTCTGGGCCACCCGGCGGCCCACCGCCGCCCGGCACCGCATGACCCCCGCCGCCGCCGCCGACCCGGCCCGCCGAGACTCGGCTGCCGTCGCCGCCGAACGGCTCAATGGCTTCCCGCTCCCGGCCGCCGCCGCCGAACCGGAGCAGCCCAAAACGGTCTATGGCCTCCTGGACCCTGAGGTGCCGCTGGCCGAGGTGGAGGAATACCTCCGGAACATCGGGATCAGCGACTGGTACCAGCCGCTGATCGACTTCGAGGGCCCGACGCGCGAGATGGCAGTGCTCCAGTGACCATCACCCTGGAACGCACAATCGACATCGAAGCCGTACGCACCGTCGCCGTCCGGCACAGCTACGGCTCCCTGCGACCCCTCGCCAACGACCTGCGCGACAGCGGCCTGCGCCACCCGGTCATGCTCTGGAGAGACAACACCCTCATCTCCGGTAGCCGACGACACCGGGCGCACCTGCTCCTCGGGGCCCGCCACATCCAGGCTGTCTTCGTCGACACCATCGAGGACGCCGCCAAGCTGCTCCTCGCCGACAGCGAAGACGACCATCTGGCCCTGCCGATGAAGCCTTCCGAGACGGCCCGCTTCTGGGAGGTGCTGCGCCGCCTCGACGCCCCGGCCGCCGCCGTCCGCGCCCATGAGGCCCGGCAGCGGGGCATCGAGTTGCGCCGCCAGACGATGGACGGTAAGCGCAAGCCAGGCCGGGTCCGCAACCCTTCCGAGGACTACGTGCTGTCCCTCGTCGCCCCGGCGTTTGGCCTGTCCGAATCCACCGCCCGCCGCCTCTGGTCCATCCACTCCCACGCGTTCGGCCTAGTCGACACGACGGACGAGAAGAGCGAGCAGGCCCGGCAGGCGCTCAAAGACATCGACGCTGGCGAGAGCACCATCTCCGCCAACCACATTCGGTTGCTGGCCGGTGCCGCCGCCCCTACCCCTGCGTCCCGGCTGCGCCGAGCCGGGCCGGACCCGGCTCCCGCCGCCCGTCAGCGGGTCGCATGGAGCAAGTCTCTGCCGCAGATGGAGGGGCTGGTGGCCGGGCTCGCCGAGCTGGGGCCACCCAACGCCGATCTGACCTGGGAGCAGGTCGAACCGGTTTACACCCGGCTCGCGGTAATTCGCCGTGAGCTGGAAAAGATGATCAAGCAGATGCGGGAGACCAACAAGCCATGACCCCGAACACCAGCCGCGTGTCGTACGAGATGGCCGAAGTCAAGGTCGGGGACCTCTGGGTCGACCCGAACGTGCAGCGCAGCCTCCAGAAGGCCCGGGTCGAGAAGATGGCGGGCAACTTCCGGGCCGACGCCCTCGGCGTCCTGACCACCTCCTACCGGTCGGCGAAGCGCGAGCACATCATCGACGGCCAGCACCGGTACCGCGCCGCCGAAGCCGCCGGGTACGCGGGCGTTATCCAGGTCCAGCGGTACAAGGGCCTGACCATCCCCGAAGAGGCAGCCCTGTTCCGCCTGCTCAACGCCTCCCAGAAGGTCAGCCGGATCGACCAGTTCCTGATCGCCTGCGTCGAACAGGATGCCAACGCCGTGCGGCTCGCTGGCTTCCTGGCCGCGCACGGCTGGTCCATCGGCCCGTCCGCCCTAGAAGGCCGCCTGTCCGCCATCGGCAGTCTGGAGCGGGTCTACGCCCTCAATGCGTCGGCCGCCGATGCCGCCCTGGCCGTCCTGACCGCCGCGTACGGGCACCGCCCGGCCGCCGTGCAGGGCTCCCTCATCGAGGGCCTGGGCCGGATGCTCGCCAAGTACGCGGACTACAACGTCGACCTGAACGACCTCGCGAAGCGGTTGGCTGGGGTTCCCGGCGGCCCGGACGGACTGGTCGGCAACGCCCGGGGCCAGCAGCTCACCCGCACGGGCAATCTGTCGCACCAGGTCGCCCGGGTCATCACCGGCCTCTACAACCAGCGCCGCCGCACCAGCGCACTCCCCGAGTGGCAGTGACGGCCGCTCTCGACCGCGAGCCCGCCACTCCTCACGGAGCGGCGGGCTTCGCCCATGCCTAGGCAGTTCGGCAAACGTGACGAGTCGGTCGGCTGGGCCCGCTGCGAGAAGTGCGGCCACCGGCACCGCCCGGCCAGTGACTGCCCCCGCGCGCCCTCCACCGGCGTGGTCTGGCTGGTCCGTCCCATGCCCGACGGGCAGTGGCCAGTAGACCAGCGGCTGCCCCGTGACGACTCGTTCTCGTGGTGGGTGCGGTCCGCGTGTGGCCACCTCGGCGGGCAGAAGCAATGGGCGTTTTACCGCGAGGCCGACGCCCGCCAGTACGAGTGGATTTTCCGGGACAACCCCTGTCACTACACCCGCTGCAACAACCGCATCATGATCGAAAACGACGGGAGAAGACGTGGATGACCTCGGCGAATGGTTCCGGCGCAACGCCATGCCCCGCCCCATGGCCCGCGCCCTGCTGGTCGGCGGCCCCTTCGACGGCCATGAAGCCGTCCTCGTGCCACCCGACACGGCAGCCCCGGCCCAGATCGTGTGGTCCGGCTGGTCCCGGCACGGCTTCACGGCCTGGCTGTACGAGTGGCACGGCGAACGGCGCGGCGAAGCCCTGGACCTGATCTACCGGCCGACCGGCCGCCAGCTCACCCCCGGCGAGATCCCACCGACGATCGCCGATGCCGCCGACCTGTGGGCGGCCAGCGTCGCACTGCTGCGGCCCGTGCTGTGACCATCCGAGACCACCGGCCCTGCGGGGTGTGCGCTGCCCTGGCGCCCGCCGACACCGGGTGCAAGCACTGGAAGCCGAAGACGTCGGTAACCTCTCGCGCCAACCCGCGCGTGCCCCGAGCCCAGCAGGGGGCGAAGGAAAAGGCCGCCCGGGACAACGCCCGCGCCGCCGTAGAGCAGTTCCTGGCGGTCAAGAAACCATAAGAGGTGCCCTGAGATGACTAAGCACGTGTTCGCCGTTGAACGTGCCGCCGCCCGCCTTAATGCCGCCGTCCGTCTCGAACGGGCCCGCCAACACGTACGCGAATGCGAGCGCTACGGCTTCCGCGTCACCAACCAGCTATTCGCCGAGCTGCAAGCCGCCGAGAAGGCATACGAATCAGCCACCAGGGCGGACAGGATCTGGCTCACGTAGGCTGGCTCCCGTAGGAGGAGCCCATGTCACGCCGCAACCGTAAGAGCAACGACCACACCCGATCGCCCGAAGTCCTCGACGCTTTGAAGCGCCGGGAGCTGGAGCTGGACCCTGCCATCGAGGCGTGGGAGAAGCAGGCCATCGAGACGCCCCGCAATCACGGGCTGTTCATGATGTACCGCGACATGGGCCGTATCCGCACCGTCGCGCAGCTCGCCACCATGACCCCGCTCGGATACGCCACCGTGGCCCGCATCGCCCGCTTCAACAAGTGGGTGGCGCGGGCCGCGCTGTGGGATGCCGAGCAGGACCGCCTCATGTCCATCCGGTTGCAGAACGACCGGGAGGACATGGCCCGCCGCCACTCGCAGGCTGCCCGCAAGCTGATGGAGAAGGCCCTCGCCCGGCTGGCCACCCTCGACGTCAACTCGATCAGCCCTCACGCCCTGGTGCTGATGCTGGACACCGCCGCCCGGATCGAACGCGCCGCGCTGGGCCTGGAGACCCTGAACAAGGGTGCACAGTCCACGCAGACGTCCGTTACGGTGGCCGCGAGCACGCAGACCGACGCCGCCGGGAAGCCTGAAGTTCGGGTTGAGGTCGGTGTGCAGCACGACAACATCATGCGCACCCTCGACCAGATGGTGCAGCGCATGAGCCCGGAGCAGCTTGCTGCCGGGTACCAGGAGTTGACCGCGAGCGCGGAGGAGGCGACTCGCGAACTGAACGCCGCCCTTCCGACACCTCCTCCGTCGTGAGGGCTGGCGCGGCCGGAGGGTGCCCGCGCGCCGGGCGGAAGCCGGGCATCCTCCGGGCACCGCGTACATCTACACGTAGTTTTCGATCATGAGCCTTTCCGCCGCGCAGAAGCTCGCCCTGCTCCCGCCCGAGTTGCGCACCGCATGGCTCAAAGAGCAGTCCCGCGAAACCCTGGACGAGATCCAGAAGGGTGCCTGGTGGTGGGTTGGGCGGCCGGAGCAGTTCCGGCCGCCCGGCGACTGGCTCGTCTGGCTGATCCGCTCCGGCCGAGGCTGGGGCAAAACCCGCACCGGCGCTGAAGACCTCCTCGACCGCCTGTTCCGGCACCCGGTCGACGCGTTCGGCCAGCGCACGGAATGGCTCGTCATCGCGGAAACCCTCAACGACTGCCGTACCGCCTGCATCGAGGGTAATTCCGGCCTGCTCACCGTGCTCCGCCGGATGGGCATGGAGAAGGGCCGCGACTTCGAGTACCGCAAGAGCCCGAAGCTGATGATCGAATTCAAGTCGGGCCAGATCATCTACTTCGAAGGTGCCGACAACGATGACGTCGGCCGTGGCTACAACGCCGCCGGGGCCTGGCTGGACGAGCTGGCGAAGTGGCGCTACACGTGGAACGCCTGGTTCGAGGGCATCCTGCCGTCCCTGCGCGCCCCGCTGATCAATGACCGGCCCCGCGCCGTGGTGACGACCACCCCGAAGCCGATCAAGCTGCTGATCAAGTGGCAGCACGAGACGGACGGCACGGTCGTCATCACGACCGGCTCGATCTTCGACAACATCATGAACCTGTCCCGGTCGGTCGTCGAAGAGCTGAAGAAGATCTACGAGGGCACCCGCGCCGGTCTCCAGGAGCTGTACGGCCTGCTCCTCGAAGAGATCGAGGGCGCGCTGTGGACCCGGCCCATGATCGAAAACAACCGCATCAAGGCCGCTGACCTGCCCGAACTGAAGACCGTTATCATCACGATGGACCCCGGCGCGACCGGAGCGGGCGACGAAACCGGCCTGCTCGCCGTCGGCCGCGACTACCGGGACAACGACTACGTCCTGGCCGACTGGTCGAAGAAGATCGTCGGGCACGCCGCCGCCCGCCGGGCCTGGGAGATGTTCCTCCGCTACGGCGCGACTTGGCTGATCATCGAGACGAACATGGGCAAGAAGTGGCTCATGCAGGTCGTCACCGATGCGTACGCCGAGATGCAGAAGGAGCACGCGCCCGGCTGCACCGAGGAGGACTGCGGCGGCTGCCTGTTCCCGCAAGGCCCGCCCCCGGTCAAAGAGGTCACCTCCTTGGCCGGGAAGAAATTGCGCGCCGAGCCGGTCGCGTCCCGCTACGAGCAGAACCGCTGGCACCACGTCGGCACGTTCGTCGAGCTGGAGGACCAGATGTGCACGTGGGTGCCCGAGGAGTCGTCGAAGAGCCCCGACCGGATCGACGCCCTCGTGCAGGGCGGCCTGTTCCTGATGGGCAAGGAGCACCGCCTGGTCCGGGTGGTCGCCCCGTCGGTGAACGACTGGATGCCCGCCAGTAGCCCGTACGGATAGGATCGGCGGGCATCGGCCACCGACTTGCCGTCGGCGGATCGTTCGGGATAGAGCGCGGCAGTGCCGCGAAACTCAAAGACGCCCCGGCTACCCCTCCCCCCGGGGCCCGGGGCGTTCCCAACTTCCGATCATGGGCCCCTTCCTGTATGCTGTGGACAGACAGTCAATCAAGGGAGGCACCACGTGGCCGAGAAGTCCAAGCACCTCGGAGTTGAGTCCGGTAAGTCCAGCACCCGCTATTTCGGCAACACCGACAAGGCTGCCAAGGCTCGCGACGTCCGGACCCCCGCAACCGGCAGCGACCGGCCCGCAACCGGCGACGGCCGCACCGTCAACCGGCAGATCCTCGGCAAGATCGCCGCGATCTTCAAGAAGGCATGAGCCGCAAGGAACGCGCGTAGCAGCAGAGAGGCCCGGCCCCGAGGGGGAGCCGGGCCTCTCTGTGTCAGCGGCGACCGCGCCGGGCCCGTCGGAGACGCTTCAGCCGGGCCGCGCGCACTTCGGCCAGGGTGTCGATGAGGGTGGAGATCTCCCGGCTGTCCAGCATGTCGAAGGTGGCGATGGTGGCGACGCGCTCCGCGTAGGGCAGCTCGGTCCGGCACAGCCCGGTGGCGTAGGCGACCTGCGCCGTGGTCGGCTTCTGCCGCCACGAGTTGATCACAGGAGGCTCGAACGTGTCCTTCTCCAGCGTCTCCATCGCGCGTCCTCTCGCGTGCTCATCAGTCGGTCGTCTCCACCAAGCGTGAACGAAGATCGATAGATGTCAAGCATTAATCTACGGGAGCTGTCCATTACGGGTTGACAGAGCAGGCCAAGGCGACTAGCGTGGAACACGACAGACCGACCAGGGAGGCCCACATGACCGACGCCACCATTGCCGACACGATCAACCGCCACGTCGCCCGGCTGATCGCCGAACACCTCGACCTGACCGGTAAAGAGATGCCTGCCCACCTGTCCCCCGGCATCCGCTGGCACAACTCCGCCATGGCCGAGGTGCTGATGGGAACCTCCACCGACAAGGACGGCGACCGCGCCTGGCTCATCGGATTCCTCGCCGCGAAGACCCCCGGGGTCGACTTCGACGGGCACCCGGCCGACTGCGACTGGGACAACTTGTTCAGCCACTTCCGCGCCGAGATCGAGGCTCGCCGTAACCCCGACGACGAGGAGATCGGCCGCCGGATCGATGAGGCGGCCCGCGAGGGCCACGAAGCTCGCCGTAACCCGGAAACCCCTCCCGTCCAGGCTCAGCCCCTGTGCGAGATGGTGTAGGGTCACGGTAGACGGGAGGGGACCGGGCCAGGCCCACGCCTCCCCGGTCTGTCAACCCGAGCAGCCCCTGCTCGGGAGGATGGGCCACCCGGTCCCCTCCCTGTTCCGACAACTCCCTGGAGGAGAACACCCGTGCCTGAACTGACTCTCTACCGCGCCGTCGGCAACCTGAACCGCGTCGCCCTCGGCGACCTCGCGACCAGCGAGTACTTCACCGCTGAGGTGGCCCACGACGGCGCGATCATCCTCACGCCGGTCAACATCGTCGGCAGCGCCACCAAGCGCACCCCCGACGCCGCCGAGCAGGCCGACCCGGACGACGAACCCAACGAGCAGGTCGACCCGTTCTCCTGACCGCACCACCGACGAGATAGCTCAGCAGGCAGAGCGCACCCCGCTTAGGGGTCAGCCGGACGACCGAGCCGGTAAGAGGTCGCAAGTTCAAGTCCTGCTCTCGTCACAACGAACCCACCGGGGCACCGGGTGGCGGAGTTATCAGCAAACACAGGTGCAAGCGCTGGACGATGCCCCCGCCTCAGGGGATGAGGCCACGACCAGCGCGACGGAGGTAGGCGACCTAGAAGTGCGGAGAGATTGATGGTCGCTAAACGTCTCTCCCCTCCGGCTCTACCTGTCCGGCCGATAGATGACCCGAACACATGAGGGCGGCCTGGCAACCCCGGTGGTGGCTGCTGTAGGGCAGTAAGCGCCAGCGGGACACGGCCCTGTAGCTCAACGGCAGAGCGCCCCGGACTGGACAGAGGAGACGTCTCCTCTCGACGGTCCCCCGACTTGATCAACCGGGAACAGGGTAGGTAGCAGGTTCAATTCCTGCCAGGGCCTCGCACGCAACACCGCACACCTGTGAGGTCACATGCTCAAGAAGATCGCGCTCATCCTGGCCGTCGCCGTCGGCGGCATCCTCGGCTTCGACTTGCCCGCCCAGGCGTCCGGCGGTCCCTACTACTACGCCGGGTTCGACCAGGACTTGTCGCCCGCGCAGGCGTCGGTGGTCACCGAGGTCAAGGGCAGCATGCCCGCCTACTCGATCGTGACCACGGCCGGAACCCACGCCCTCGCGGAATTCGCCATCACCACCGACAACGGCGCTACGCCAGTCGCCGCGCCCACCCGGGCAGGCGTCGTGGAGGTCGGCTACGAGAACACCAACGGCGGCGGCGTCAAGGTGTTCGTCAGCCGGTTCGTCAACTCCGTATGGGGTGGTAGCTACGTCGGCGTCGGTGACGGGTTCGTGGCCTGCACGAAGACGTCCCCGTACTCGTGCGGCACCCCCGCCAACCTGTCCCCCGGCGACGCCCTCACCTCCGGTGCCTCCTACATCTGGACCGTGACCTACTCGTCCGGTTCCTGGTGGCTGGCCGTCCAGCCGAGCGCCGGATGTCCGGCCGGGAAGACCTGCTTCCTGGGCCGCTACCCCGGCACCCTGTGGTCGGCGGCATCACCTCCGGTCGCTTTCACCCGCCCCGACTACGTCCGCGCGTTCGGCGAGGTCTACAACACCGCGCCGACCGCATCGGTCTGCACCAACATGGGCGACGGCAACTACGGCACGGCCACCACGGGCGCAGTGGTCGGCTCGGTCACCTACACGGGCTTGCCGACCAGCGACGTCCAGCTCACCGCCAGCACGGTCTCCGACCCCACCATGTATTCGGCGGCCAGCCTGTCCGGCCGCACGTTCCGCTACGGTGGTCCGGGGTCCTGCTAAGACCCCTGAGGGGCGCGGCCAGGTAGTAATGCCTGAAGCAAGCCCGACGGCAAGCCCGGAATGCAGAGCCCGGGACGCCCCTCACCCCGGGGATATAGCTCAACGGCAGAGCAGCAGAGCGGTCCAGGAAGTTACGACCTTGGGCTTCAGCGCTAGACGCAGGTTCAACTCCTGCCTTCCCCTCGCAGAGGAACACCAGGGACCGACACACGGGACTGACCCCGCAGCCGGACACTCACCCAGGTGCCAACCAACGCCCTCGCCTTGAGTAAGCGAGGGGTCCTGTAGCTCAGCAGAGCGCCCCTCTGGATGGACGGGAATGCTGTGGATAGAGCACCTGCCTCACGGCAGGAGGTCGGCGGTTCGAATCCGTCCAGGGCCACGAGGTGACCACCGTGTTCGTACGTGAGGGGACCGAGAGCAAAAGCCGCTAGAACGGCCGGTAAAGCTCGGCACGACGTACGGGACGGCCGACGGGACCTCGTAGTCCAGGGGTGTGATGGTGCCGGGTGAGCCGGTGTAATGGCAGTTAATGACCCGTCCACCCCTGGATACACAACAACTGAATACGCCTCGTGGCCCAAAGGGGAAGGGCAGCGGTGCGCTGGGAGGCAGACAGAGGCCGACGAGCAGCACACCGAACGAGTGGAGGGTTCAAGTCCCTCCCGAGGCGCGAGGTGGCGACCGGGGCACGTCCCCGCGACGCAAACGACGGAGAGTTGGCCACCCCTGGTAACAGGAACTGGTGATGAACCGCGAGGGGATGCATACCCGGACGGCGAAGAGCCGTAGTACTGCTGTGAAGCTCTGGAGGTGGAGCGCCCCCTAACCCGGGGAAGACGGGGTTCAACTCCCCGCGCAGCACGGATGCAGGGGAAGGCTGGGCACGCCCGATGCGAGTGATCGTGCTGACGTGCTCATGATGCCCAAACCTGCTGTCGACCTGACTGCACACCGCATAGGAGAAAGCGGCGGGACAGGTCGGCGGGTCGCCGGGATGCCCGTACGGACTGCCCCCGTGGCCACGGCGTGGAGTCGTGTCCCGGCGACCTACCCCTAGGACCCTTGGAGGAGGGTAGATGGCGAAGGGGACAGGCTTCGTTCCGTGCACAACATGCGGCGGGACGGGCGCGACGAACGTGGATGAGATCTACGTTGACCCGAAGGACAAGCAGACGAAGACGCGGCGGGTGCGCAGGGTGTGCACGGCGTGCGGTGGTCGGGGCGGGTTCCACGTCTGACCACATCAGTCACTCGTTTTTGATCATGGGGGCGGCGGGTGTCGAAGCCTTCCGCTCTACGATCCCGAGCGCCCTGGGCGTATGCCCCTCGGGATGTGTCACCCCCTGCCGTGCGTTGCCCGCAGAACGCGGGGCCGCCGAGGCTCACGGGCGTCGGAGCGGTACTGAACGCGGACTCCACGGCAGGGGCTCAAGGCGAGGTAGCTCAACGGGGAAGAGCGCCGTGGTCCGTAGGGATCGAGTCCCGCCGAAAGGCAATGGCTCCGGCACGGAGGTGCAGGTTCGATTCCTGCCCCCGCCACATATGGTGTATGCTCAACATCGACAGGTACACCGTAGGAGGAGAAAATCATGCAGTACACGAACGTCGGCGACACCTGGCTGGAGTGGTCCGAGGACAACGCCAGCCAGGACGACGCCACCAAGCTCGCCGCCCTGCGCGAGATCATCACCGAGACCGCCCGGTCCTTCGTCTACTCCGGCAACATCAACGCCGCATGGGCGAACAAGAAGCTCGCCAAGCTGGGCATCACCGACCGGATCGACACGACCAACGCGTACACCGTGGAGGTTCCGGTCTCCGGCACCGCGAGGTTCTCCCTGTCGGGCCGGACCCGCGCCGAAGCCCTGGAGGCGTTCGCCCGCCGCATGGCAAACGCGCCGGTCACCGTTGCCCAGTCGGTTGCCACCGCTGCGCCGGTGTTCACGGACGGCCCCGAGGACGCCTCCACCGTGCAGGACCCCGACGCCCCGGTGACGGTGCAGGCCACCCTCGACATGCTGCGCGAGATCGTCATGCTGGGCAATGTGTCCGGTCCCCGCTACAACTGCGACTCCGGCGCAAACCGGGTCCTGACCTCGTACGGCCTGGCCCCGCTACCGGAGCGCAAGACGTTCACGGTGCGTCGACCGGCCGCCGCCGACATGGTCACGGTCGTGGAGGCGTACGACGAGGCCACCGCGCTGCGGGTCGCTGACTGGCGCTGGGAGGATGGCCAGAAGGGCTACAAGGCCACCAACGTCGACCCGATCGACGACCTGGCGATCGTTCCGGCCGCCTCCTGATGCGGGTATACGAGCCGCCCATGCCGGGCACCCCGCCCGGCCCGCCCCCGCCTTCTCCGCCCCCGCCAAGCGACTGAACTTCCGGGGTCATGGCCAGTGGATGGAGCCCTTCACCCCTGGAAGCCGCAGCCCCCTTGCCCTGACGGGCCGGGGGGCTGTATGCTGTGAGCAGACAACCGAGGAGGACATCATGGCCACCATCACCATTCAGCCCGCCCAGTTCGAAGACCTCACCCTCCCCTACCCGTTCCACGTTGACAGCGAGACCGGCCTGATCGGACGTCAAGACGTCTGGCGCGGCAAGGTCTACGCCGTCATCGGTTTCACCGACACCCCCGTACCCGGCACCGCCCTGACCCTGTGGAAAGACGTCGCCGCCGACCCGGCCAAGGCCATCGGTAAGTACGTCACCACCGCCGACGACAAGGGTCAGTGGTCCCTGCACACCTCCCCGATCAGCTCCGCGACCCGGAACGAGTCCTGATGCGCCTCTCAGACTGGCTGACCCGCCGCGCCCGCATCGAGCTGGTCTGCGGCGACATCACCAAGCAGCACGTGGACGCCATCGTCAACGCCGCCAAGTCGTCCCTGCTGGGCGGCGGCGGCGTGGACGGTGCCATTCACCGGGCGGGCGGCCCCGCCATCCTGGCCGAGTGCAAGGCGTTCCGCGCCTGCGTCTACCCGGACGGCCTGGACACCGGCCACGCCGTCCCCACCACCGGCGGCATGCTCCCCGCGAAGTGGGTCATCCACACCGTCGGCCCCGTCTACGGCGGCAATATCGCTTCCAAGGCGAAGCTGCTCCGCGACTGCTACGCCAGCTCCCTGCACGTCGCCGACCAGCTCGGAGCGCGTACCGTGGCGTTCCCGCTGATCTCCTCCGGCGTCTACGGGTGGCCCACCGACGACGCCATCAAGCAGGCCCTCATCGCCATCCGACGTACCCGCACCCGCGTCAAGCTGGTCCGGCTGGTGCTGTTCGACGAGGGCACCCTGTCCGCCGCCCGCATCATCGCCAACCCCTGACCGACACCTGCACGGCCGAGCCGGGCTGACCACCTACGATGGTGGCCATGCCCGGCTCTTCTTTCGTATACGCCATCTACCTGCTCGCGTTCGCCCGCCTGATCGTGCTGTTCACCTCCGACGTGATCACCGCCCGGCCCCGCGACGCGTTTGTGACCGCCCTCAAGGAACGGGGGCACAACATGCTCGCCTACCTGTTCCTCTGCCCCTGGTGCCTGTCTATCTGGCTGGCCATTCCCGCCGCCCCGATCATCTACGCTTACGGCGATTCGCCGTGGCTGTTCGTGCCCGCCCTCGGGCTGGCCCTGTCCGCCGTGGCCGGTTTCCTGGCACGCGTGAAGGGGTGACTTGGTGGGGCTGCTGACCAAGAAGAAGGTCGTCCCGGCGGGGGGCGTGGACGGCCCCGGCTCACGGCCAGCGGCCCTCACCGCCGCCGCCGTCCCCATCAACCTGGGCGACGCCGCCTCCTGGCAGATGTTCAAGCTCGGCGACCACCGCTGGCAGTGGGAGGCATGGCGGCACTACGACATCTGCGGGGAGATGCGGTTCGTCGTCAACTGGGTCGGCCAGGCCATCTCCCGGTGCCGGATGTACGCGGCGCAGGTCACCGACGACGGCACGATCGGCGACGAGACCGACGACGCCAAGGTCAAGATGATCGCCGAAACGATGTTCGGCACGGCCGCCAGCAAGGCGCAGGCCCAGCGTTTGATGGGCATCAACATGATGGTCGCCGGGGACGTGTTCATCGTCGCCGAGGGCTACCAGAACACCAAGGAGGACAAGTGGTACGTCTGCTCCTCCAGTGAGGTGTACCGGCGCGGCGACGACATCATGGTGCGCCGGTCGATCACGCACGGCGGCGGCCAATACAAGCTGAACCCGCAGACGGACCTCCTGATCCGCGCATGGAACCCGCACCCCCGCCGGTACGACGCCGCCGACTCCACCGTCCGCGCGATCCTGCCGGTGCTCCGCGAGCTGGAGCAGTGCACCAAGCGGGTGTTCGCCGAGCTGGATTCGCGTCTGGCCGGTGCTGGCATCCTGCTGCTCCCGGAGAACATCGACTTCCCGAAGACGCCGCAGGAGAACCCTGGCCTGCCGCAGCGCGACGGGATCGAGGGGTTCGCGGAGCTGTTGCAGCGGACCATGGCGACGTCGATGCAGCAGCGGGACAACGCCGCCGCCATCGTGCCGATCATCCTTCAGGTCGCGGTCGACGCCCTCGACAAGATCAAACACTTGACGTTCGATTCGCAGATCTCCGAGCACATCTCGACGATGCGCAAGGACGCCGTGCAGCGCATGGCTATGTCGCTGGACATCCCGCCCGAGGTGCTGACGGGCATGGGCGGCTCGAATCACTGGTCGTCGTGGCAGATCGAGGAATCCTCGATCAAGATCCACATCGAGCCGCTGCTCATCCAACTCGCCGACGCCCTGAACATCGGCTACTTCCAGCCCGCCCTCAAGGCATCCGGCGTCCAGAACCCGGAGAAGTACACCCTCTGGTTCGACATCGCCAACCTGACCGTCCGGCCCAACCGGTCCGAGCAGGCCATGCAGTTCTCCGACAAGGAACTGATCTCCGACGAGGCCGCCCGGAAGAACGCCGCCTTCTCCGAAGACGAGAAGCCGTCCGACGAGGAAATGCTCTACAAGCTGGTCAAGGCCCTCGTGCTGGCGCAGCCCACCTACGCGACCGACCCCGAGGTGCAGAAGGTTCTCGGCCTGCCGCCGATCGCCACCCCCGCACCTCCGGCCGCGCCGGGCGGCGGCGACCTGATGCCGGGCGACCCCGGATACGACGAGGCCGGGTCGGAACCGGCCGACGTCGGCGCGCGTGGCCTGCCGCAGCTTCCCTCCGTCGCCGAAGCCGAAGCCGGGGGTGCGGGCAAGCTCCGCAACGTGGCGGCATCCCTCGGCGGGAGCCCCCTGTTCTACGCCGCTGACGCCGCCGTACGCCGCGCGCTGGAGCTGGCCGGGGGCCGACTGGTGGCCGGGCCCAACCGGGCCCGCTACGCCGTCCCCAAGCATGAACTGCATACCCGGGTCGTTCCGGACGCCGCCCGCGTCCCGTCCCTGCTCGCCGGTGCGTGGACGCACGTCCGGGAGCAGGCCCCCGATCTGGGTGTGAACGCCGACATGCTGGAGTCGGTGCTGGGCAGCTACTGCACAGAGCTGCTGGTGCGGGGCCTGGCGCACGAGCCGGGCTACCTCAAGTCGATGTTGCACGAGACCAGGGGAGACCTGAAGTCATGAGCAGGGGTCGGTCGGTGCTGGTGCCGGGCGTCGGGCTGGTGTCGTACGTGCCGGGGCGCAGCTATGGCCGCCTGTATGTGGGCAGCAGAAGTTACTCGCCGGTAGAGGTGCCAGAAATCCCGGGGTTTTACCCCAAGGGATCGGTCGAAAAGCGGCTGAGTCGGGCAGGATCGGCCGCCATGGGGGCCCTCCTCGGTTTCTGCCTCGTCGCCGACGGGGCCGCACTCTGGGGGCTCGCATGGCTGATCCGATGATCAAGGTGAAAGGTTTCGCTACCGGCCTCGCGAAGCTCAAGGCCAAGGAAGAGCTGAAGGAGGGTGCCGAGCTGACCGCCGAGGAGGTCGCCGGGATCATCTGGGCCATCCGGCAGCTCAGGGCAGGAGCGACGCCGTGACTCAGCCGTTGCCCACCGCCGCGCAGCAGAAAGCCGCCGCCGCCGAGGTCTTCGCCCAGTACGAGCCGCCCCTGTATGAGGCGTATCTGGAGATGATGCTGGAGTGGATGGCCGCCGTGAAGACGGCCATGTTCGCCGGGGGCGTCGCAACCCTCGGCCTCGTGCCCGACCCGTTCACCGTTTTCTCGCAGACCCCGAAGTGGACCGCCCTCACGGCGAAGTACACCGCCGACGTGGCCCGGGAAGTTTTGGCCGCCCCGTACCGTGGCCTGTTTGCAGATGCCAACGTGTTCGAGTCGCGGCCGTTCGTCCGGAACTGGATCGCTGAACGGGAGAACCGGCTGAACCGGCTCCCCGATGAGGTGTTCGGCCTCGTCCAGCAGGTCATTGACTCCGCAACTACGAACGGCGCAAGCATCCCCGACGTGACCGCCCAAGTCGAAGAGCTGTTCGCCGACACCAGCATCCCCACGTGGAAGAACCGGGCCCGCACCGTGGCGCGTACCGAGGTCGTCGGGGCCTACAACGGTGGCCTGCACGACGCCTTCCGCATGATCGTCGACAACGACCCCGACACCGAGTGGATGCACCGCTGGCTCGCCACCGACGACAGCCGCACCCGCCCCGACCATGTGGAAGCCGACGGCCAGGTGCAGCCGTTCGGTACCCCGTTCACCGTCGGCGCGTTCCAGATGATGCATCCGCACGACCCGGCCGGGCCGCCGCAGGAGGTGATCAACTGCCGGTGCGTCGAACTGCTGGAGATCAAAAACGAGCCCACGAGGATGGATGACCGGCAGACCCGCCGGTCCGTCACTGCCTCGATCACCCTCATGCAGGAAGCCTGCGATGACGGCCGGTTCTGCATGCAGACCCACAAGCCCGGCCTCTGCAAAGGCCAGAAGCGCGGGCAGTCGGAGCCCGGCGCTGTCGACGCCACCACCCGCAACCCGGCGCAGGTCGCCAAGGTCGCCGTGAAGGGCCTGTCCGACGCCATCGCGCAGGCGCAGGCCGTCGTGTCCGCCAACCCGGGAAACCCGAAACTGGCCGCCATGGCCCGCAAGGCCATCGCCGGGTACAAGAAGGCCCTCGGCCCGCACCAGCAGACCCTCAAGCAGGCCGCAGGCGACAACGCCCGCACCAAGGCCACCGGCGACCGCGACGCCCGCGAACAGGACACCCTGGACCGGCGCGACCAGCGGCACCGCGAAACCCTCCAGAAGTCCGCTAAGCGCATCCTCGACCGCCGCGCCGAGAAGGCCAAGGAGGCGAAGATGTCGCCGAAGCAGCGCACCGCCTACCGCAAGGCAAAGGCGGCCAAAGCCAAATCGCAGCGTGAAGCGCAGGAGAACCAGACCCTGAAAGAAGCGGCGAAGAAGTGACCGGCCAGGGCCCGCCGCGTCGCCCGTTCATGATCAAAAACAACCGCTAGGATCGTGGCATGACGACGCTCGGGACCATGGTCGGCAAGGGCAACTTCTTCGTAGCCCCGCTGTGCGTCCCCGGGCAGCTCGATCTGAACGCCGTTGCCGTCTCGATCGCCTCGTCCATGGTCGCCGCCGGGTTCAGCCCTGGCCCCAGTTCCATCCTCGCCAGCCTGGTCGCCTGGACCATGCAGGACGACGACGCGCATGAGCCGTGCTCGCTGACCGCCTGCCGTCACCCGCTGCACCCCGGCCCCTGCAAGGGATGGAAAGGCACCCTCCACCAGGTCTCCCCCGGCACCTACAAGCAGATCGAAGAGGAGCGGGTCCGCAAGGCCAACGAGCGGCGCGTAAAGCGGATCGCCGACCTGAAGGCCCAGGGCAAGCCCATCCCCCGCCGCCTCCTCACGGAGATCAAGCCGAAGCCCGCCCCGACCACGCACGCCGCGCAGAACGCCTCCACCGTCCCCCTCGGCCAGGTCAACCAGAAAGCCGACCTCGCGGGCGGGCAGGCACACGCCGCCGGGCAGGCCGTGTCCAAGGCGGCAGGCGTCCAGGTCAAGACGGCCCCGCCGCTGCCGCTCGGGCCGAAGCAGAAGAAGCCGACCGTCGCCGGTCGCGGCCCCGCATTCGTCATCACCCAGCCGAAGGTCACCGACACCTACAAGCTGGACAAGGCCGACAAGATCACCCCGCAGCAGTGGGATGACCTGTCCGACGCCGACAAGACGGCCATCCGCAACGAGCTGACCGCCATCAAGGCGCGTGGCTTCGGCCCGCAGCAGACCAAGGCCGACGCCCTCCTGGCCAAGCTGCCCGCCGCCACCCCCGGCAGTAAGCCGTCCACCGCCAACCCGGGAGCCGTCAACCAGCCGAACCCGACACCGGGCAAGGTCACCCTCGGCCAGGCCGTCAAGACGCCGCAGCTCCCCGCCCCGGCACCCTCTTCCGGCCGGGGCACCCGCGACCAGAACGGCATCCTCGTCAAGGCGGCACCTGGTGGCGCTGTCACCTCCACCTCGGTCGGTCTGCCCAACGGCTACCGGATCACCCGCGACGGCATGGGCTACAGCCTCAAGCACAACGGGAAGCTGATTCGCACCAGCGCCGACCAGGCATCCTTGGAGAAGTACGCCAAGGATCACGCCGCAGGAAACACCGCCGGGCACGTGCCGTCGATCGCCGACCAGCTCAAGGGCAACTCTTCGACGCCGGTACCGCCGTCGAAGACGCTGGGCACCCCGCCGACCGCCCCGCCCGCACGGACTGGCCCGGACATCGTCGACCAGGTAAAGAAGGCGCAGGACCCGGCCAACAAGCTTCCCGCCCCCGCCCGCACCTTCGTTTACCGGAAGCTGACCAAGGCCCAGTTCGACGGCCTCGACGATGCCACCAAGAAGCAGATCGTCGCCGACCTGGACGAGCAGATCAGCAACGGCGCTGGGCCGACGACCCGCAAGAACGCCGCTGACCTGAAGGACAAGTTCGGCGTGTCCGGGGCGTCGTCCAAGCCATCGCAGGCGGCCCCGGCCTCGTCGCCTGCCACCTCCGGCCCGACGCCTTCCGCGCCGCTGCCCCCGGGCACCCCGCCCGCCGTGCAGCACGCCAACGCCGTCGCCAACCGGTCCGCGCCCAAGGCGCAGATGGCGAAGACCCACCTCGACGCCTACGGGAAGCTGTCCAAGGCCGACTTTGACAGCCTGTCTCCGGCCGCGCAGAAGACGATCCGCGATGACCTGGCCAACGCAAAGGGGAAGTTCCTCGACCCGAAGAAGCAGAAGGACGCCGCCGACCTCCTCGACCGGTTCGGCGCGAAGCACTCCACGACTACCCCGGCCGCGCCGGGCAACGCCAAGGGGTACAGCGACCCGCAGCAGGAAGCCGTCAAGGCGACCAGCTCTGGCCTGATCAGCACCGACGACGTGCTGAAGACCGTTGGCCGTCTCAGCCCGGACAGCGTCAAGGGCCTCGACGACGCCGACCGTAAGCGCCTACTCGGCCGTCTCGCGTTTGTGGCCACCCACCCGAAGGCCACCCCCGAGCAGAAGGCCAAGGCTGCCGCGTACGGCCGGATCATCAACGGCGGCTCCCGGGTGCCCGCCGGGCAGAAGTGGGACCACGCCCCGTCGATCGGGGAGCTGCACCGCGAGGAGGAGAAGGGCGGCCACGCCGCCACGTTTGACGCCCTCGTCGCCGCGCAGGACAAGACGATGGACCGCGCCGACCGAATCAAGGCGCTCTCTGCTCTGACTCCGGCGCAGTTCAAGGCCCTCCCCGACGTTGAGCAGCGCCGTATCACCGACGCGCTGACCGACCTGCACGTCATCAGGGGCACCAATTCGTCGACCGGGGCGGGTAGGGATCAGGCAGTCGCTGACGCGATCGAGCGCTACACCGGCGAGCAGCCCGGAATCTTCCGACTGAAGCAGGCCGAGGCCGACTTCCGCGCCGGGAAGATCAACGCCGACAAGCTGCACACGGAGCTGCTCCACGCCCGCGTGCAGGACCCCGGGTCCGCCCACACCCCGGGGTCGCCTGGCGACAAGCTGGCCAAGGAGGCTAAGCGGGTCGCCGAGGACAACCCGTCGCTGCCGCTGTGGCTGCGCGCCACCATGATCGAAAACAAGTACGGCACTCCGGCTTACAACTCGGTGTCGATGGCGGAGAACCAGTACAACTGGAAGCCCGCCCCCCGGCTCTCCGCCGGGGACCTCTCCAGCCTGTTCCGGGCCCCCGCCGCCGACCTGGCGGCCCTGCACCCGATCCAGGCCGAAGCCGTCAAGAGGCTCCGCCTGCACGTCCTGAAGACCGGTCTGGCCCCCGGCAGCCCGTGGTCAAAGGCAACGCAGGGCGTGGCCGTTGATGCCTTCCTGGGCACCTCGTACAGCCCGGAAGTCCAGCCGCACCGGCTCCGCGAATTCGAGGCGCTGCCCGACGCCGTCAAGTTCCGGGTACGCGAGACGTTGCGCGACCGGGTCGCCCAGCAGAGCGATGCTCACGCCAAGGTGGGCACCTACATCACGTTGCGGGACATCGACGGGCAGGGCCGCCACGAGCCCAAGGTTCACGCCGCGCTTCTGGCCGCTTCCGACTCGTTCGGCAACCCGGGTGACCTGGACACCTACGGGGCGCTGACCCCGAGCCAGTTCCAGAACGATCTTCCCCGCTATGCCCGTGAAGCCATTGATAAGCGCCTGAATAGGTTGCAGATCCGGGCTGAGGGGAACGGCCCGATCCGCACCTGGGCGTCGGCCGATGACCCGCTGAAGGTGATGCCGGGCGCTCTGCTGGCCCACCTCGACGGCAGTCAGAAGAGCTACGGCGACCGGCGCTTGGACAACGCCGCCGCCATCGCCCGCCACGGTGACAAGATCATCAACCCGTTCGACCGCACCCGCGCCTACCGCGACGTCCCCATCGGCCGTTTCCGGACGATGGACTCCGCCGACCAGGCCCGGATTTCCGGCGACCTCGACAGCATCGTCAGCGACGGCGCGCTCACCCTGACCGTCCGCTACAACGCCCAGTTCACCAAGGATGTCGGCCTGGGTGGTGGCCTGAATCAAGGAGCCGCCCCGCTGAAGCTGGAGCAGCTTGTCGCCGTCGGCTCAGTCGACCCGACGTTCGGCAACCAGCAGCCGGACAGCGCCGTCGTAGCCGCCCTCACTGACCTGTCCAAGGCCGACTTCGACAGCCTGGCCCCCGTCTACCGGGAGACCATCGACGACCGCATCAGGCAGCTCCCCGGCGCGCAGCAACAAGCACTGACAGCGAAGTTCCACCCGGCTGCCCCGGCCGCCGCCGGACCGTCCGGTGTTGCGCCGACGTCCGTGCAGGCGAACGTGCCGCCGCACGTGCAAGAAGCATTGGACACCCTGTACGGCGTACACGCGTCCGGTAAGTCTCACACGATGGCGCACCAGCTCAAGGTGTACGGGGCGCTGCGCGGGTCCGATTTCCAGCAGTTCAACCCGCAGGAGCAGAGCCAGCTCCTCGGCGACTTGTCGTTCATCGCCACTACCGCCAAGGGGCCGTCGGCCGACAAGGCGAAGAAGCTGATCGACCGGTTCACGCCGCCCGGCACCCCGGCCGGGCAGGTCGGCACCCCGGCGATCATCCCCCCGGCCAACTCCGTTCAGGGTCAGGTGCGCTACGCCACTCCGCTGAAGGGCCTCGCCAAGGCGAAGGATTCGGGGAAGTCCGGCGACGGTTGGATCACCCTGCCGGGCGGGCAGCGCGTGTGGGGCGCGCACGGTGCTGCTGGCCTGCTCCTCCAGCACGTTGACCCGCAGACTGGCGAGAAGCGCTATCTGATGGTGCAGCGCGGGCCCGCCATCTCCGACCCCGGCAAGTGGACGTTCCCTGGCGGAGCCAGCGACTCGAAGGAAACCCCGCACGAAGGTGCCACCCGGGAGACCATCGAAGAGCTGGGCCTGAAGGACGACGTTTTCAAGGATGCCCTTGTTCACGGCGACCACACGTTCACCGTCCCGGGCTCGACCTGGAAGTACACGACGGTTGCCGCGCAGGTCCCGAACATGATCAAGCCGGATCTGTCGACCGCCCACGCGCGGGCCGAGACTTCGGATGCGAAGTGGCTGACCCTCGCCGAGATCCAGGCACTCGACAAGTCCGGCAAGCTGCACCACCCCATCGCGGGCGGCAAGCTGGAGCAGAACGTTATCTCCCTGTTCCCGCAGACTGCCGGGCTCACGCTGGGCCAGATCGCCCGGCCCGGCCCGGTCACGAAGCGCCTCGGGCGGCTGCGCATGCCTGCCGGTGGCCGCCAGACCCCGGCGAACTTCAACGCCTGGCCGCACGCCCACAAGCCGTCGAAGGGCAAGGATCTGATCCCGGACAAGGCGGCGTTCGACGCGCAGCGGCAGAAGATCAAGCAGGACCGGAAGCTGTACGACGGCAAGACGGCCGACGGCCGCCTGGCCGCGATCGGCGCGCAGCAGGGCTTCGACGACACCCCGACCGTTCTCGACAAGAAGGAGATCGACCGGCTCCTGGCGACCGGCGACTACATCGAGGTGTTCCGGGGCGTGTCCGGCGCGGGCGGCTCGGCGGGCTGGCGCTCGCGGGGCAACTCCGGCGGCAAGACGGCTGCGCAGATCAACGAGGAGATGCGGTCCGGCCCGGCCTACTACGGCAAGGGGATCTTCGGTAACGGCTACTACCTGGCCACGCAGCGCCAGGTGGCCACGCAGTACGCCGACGGCACCAACGGGTCGATTGCTCGGATGCTCATTCCGAAGAGCGCCATCACGAAGAAGTACGACAGGGTCAAGGCGGAGGCATTCAAGAACCCCCGCCAGTCGAAGGCCAAGGGGGCTTCCTCCTACGAGGAGTCGACCTTCTACGACCCGGGCCGGTACGCCGCCGCGAAGGGCATCGACGGTATCGAGATCGAACCGCACCACATGTCCCCCCGTGGCGGCGCACGCCACGTGGCCTCCCCCGGCAAGCCTGCCTTCAACTGGCTCAACCGGTCCGTACTGATCATGCAGAAGGAGCCCGGGTGAACGCCGTAGGGCAGTTGTTCCACCGCCTCAGTGAAGCCCTCGGAGGGCACGACGCCACCCCTGAGGAACGTGACCAGATCCTGTCCGCCTGGACCGCAGCGGGCGGGCAGGATGAGGCCACCTGGGAGAAGCTTCCCCTCGGCGTGCAGCACCTCGTCGGGCAGATCGAGAAGCGCGAACCGCAATCGTGGGGCGACCCGGCCGACCTCCCCGGCCAGCAGAACATCTGATCGATTGACAGACGTCGTAGCGTTGAAGCTGACAGAAGGAGAGATGACCGTGAAGAAGATCTTCGACCGCATCGCCCTGGCTGCCGAGCTTGCTCCCGGCGTGCTGCTCATCATCGGCGGCCTCGCCCTGGCCGTCGGCAACCGCGCGCTCTGGCTGTAGGAAAAGCCAAGGCCGTATCCTGGCCAGCAACGAAAGGGGCACCGCATGGGGACCGCCTGGCAGATGCCGCTCGCCGTCATCGGTAAGCCGACCGGCGACGGCCGTCAGTTCGACGAGGGCGCGCTGACGCATCGCCAGTTGCCGCTCCCGCTGCGGTACGTCGCGTCCGACTCCGGTGGCCACGCCAACGCTGTGATCGTCGGTCACATCGCGAAGGTCGGCAAGGAGAAGGACGGGATGCTCCCCGCGAAGGGGGAGTTCTACGACGACGAGTCGTGGCCCGAAGACGTCCGGAACGCGGCCACGGCCGCCCGGATGTTCACGCAGAACAAGGTGATCGGTCCGTCCGTCGACCTCGACCAGATGGAAGCCGAACATGTTCCGGAGCCCAAGGCGTACGCCGCCTGGAAGAAGGACCAGATCGGCAAGATCAAGACTGCGAAGATGGCGCACGCCAAGGCGGCCGGAAGCGACTGTGGCTGCGGCAGTGAGCCGACATTCGCTGAGGAGGCGTACGACGGCCCCCGACTGAAGATGGTTCGGTCCGGCCGGTTCGCCTCCGCCACCCTCGTGCACATCCCCGCGTTCGCCGAACTGGCCGGGCACGCGAAGCTGACCCCGATCGACTCGTCCAACCCGAACGTGGACGGCACCACCTCCTCCGCGATGGTCGCGGGCGCGCTTGTCGACTTCGACTGGGCGCTGGTCGACTGGGACGACAAGATCGAAAACGACGGCGAGATGGCCGCCGACCTCGACGAAGACGCCGAACTGGCCCGCAAGAAGAAGATGAACCCCGACAAGGTCACCGGGAACCGGGACGACGAGGAGTTCGCGAAGAAGCGCCTCCCCGTACCCAGCAACCAGAAGAAAGGCGCAGGCCAGGCCGAGACGCCCGGCGGAGACGCCGAGCAGGGCCAGGGCGGCGGCGGCATCGGTGGCGGCACCTACGCAGACGACGACAACGTGAAGGCACGGAAGCAGATGGCCGCGCTCATGGCGGGGGCCGCCCCCGCCGCACCGCCCAAGGCATGGTTCGACGAGCCGAAGATGGACCGGCCCGAACCCCTGCACATCGAAGACGACGGCCGGGTCTGGGGCCTTGTCGCGTCGTGGGACACCTGCCACGTCGGCATCGGCGACTCGTGCGTGAAGCCGCCCAAGTCGATCACCTCGTACGCGTACTTCCACACCGGCGAGGTGAAGACCGCCGAAGGTGAGCGGGTGGCCGTCGGCCGCCTGACGTACGGCGGCGGCCACGCCGCGCCGAACCTCGGCTACCGGGCGGCGGCGGAGCACTACGACCGCACCTCCAACACCGGAGCGTACGTGCGCGCCGGGGAGAACGAGTTCGGCATCTGGGTGGCGGGGATGATCGCCCCGGACGCCGATGAGGGTGCTGTCTTCAAGATGCGCGCCGCGCCCCTGTCCGGGGACTGGCGGCGGGTCGGCACCAACCTGGAGATGGTGGCCGCGCTGCACGTCAACACGGCAGGCTTCCCCATCCCGCGCTACCAGCTCGCAGCGTCCGCCTCCGGCGAAGAGCGGGTCCTCTCCCTGACGGCCGCCGGGGTGCTCCCCCGGGCCGCCGACGAGGACGGCCCTCGCGCCGCTGACCTCGACTACGCGGAGATGGGCCGGGCCATCGCCCGGGGCATGGTCGCCGAGCAGCAGGCCGCGCAGGAGATGGCGGCCAAGGCCGTCGAGTGGAGCGAGCTGGTCGCGGCGGCCACGACAGACGACCGCCTCGCCGATTACGATGAGGTTTTGAGCGACCTGATGGTTGCGCTGGTCGAGTAGGAGGAGGCCCCGATGGGCTGCAACTGTGGTGGTGGTGGGTCCGGCCTCGGCAACTACGAGGTGAAGGATGCGAACGGGGCCGTGATCAAGACGTTCACGGCCGTCAAGGAGACCGAGGCCAAGGTGTTCGCGGCGCGGACCCCCGGAGCTACCTGGCGTAAGACGTCCTGAGACACAGAAAGGCCCGGCCCCCCTCTTCCCTGGGGCCGGGCCTTTCTGTGTCCGTCAGGCGATCTTGGAGGCCATCAGCCGCACCGACCAGGCCGCGTACCGGCGGGCCAGCCGCCACCGGCCACGCCGCGCCGACCGGACGGCCGCGACCATCGGGCAACCACACCCCGCGTTTGGCGAGCCGGTCGGCGGCGGGATCTTGTCGGCCCGACGGACCCTTGCCCGGTTCGGGTCCCCGCCCCACGGTGCCGTATTCGGCATCTCTTCTCCTATCCCATGTACGACGCTTGGGCGTCGTCCCAGCCCTCGTCGCGCCCCTCGCTGAGGCCCTTTTCGTAAGCTCGGTACTGATCGGCCGCCCACTCATCGGCGACCTGGCTGACCACGTCCAGGGGGATGCCGTAGCCCCGAAGGAACGCGGTCATCTCCCGGCGGGTCATGACGCCGTCCCGGTGCACCCCGGCGGCTTGCGCCCGGGTGATCAGGCCCGGCCGCTTCCACTCGACCCGACCCATGGCCGTCTGCGGCGGGATCGGCTTTCCGGCCAAGACGTCCAAGGTGAGCTGGTCCGGCTGGCCGCCGTAGAACTTGTCCAGGACGGCGCGGGGAAGCGTCGGGTCGGCGCACACCTGCATGAACAGGGTCATCGACGAGCGGAGCTTCTTGTCGTCCGGGTGGGAGAACATCAGCCGCTTGTGACTGAGGACGGCAAAGGTGCACTCGCCGAGACGTTTACGGAGGACGTCGTTGTCCAGGTAGGCGAGCGCTTCGGCCCGGTCGGCGATCCCGTAGTGGCGGGCGGTCTCGCTCTTCGCCAAGGCTGCGAGCTGCGGGAATACGTACCACATCCAGTGTGTGCGCTTCCGGCCCTGCTGGATCTCCCGCAGGATCTGCGGGTATTTGGCGCGTTGCGCGTCAACGAACCGGCTTAGAGGCCGGGCCTGCGTTCGAGTGATGGCGGCAGTCATGCCTCGCTCGCCTCCTGCTCTTTATGGCACGGCCAGCACACGGCGACTTCGGCGTTGCCCCAGCGGTCCAGGTCATGAACCCTGGCCTCGCAGCGCGGGCAGGTGATCAGCGGCTCACCGTCGCGGCTGGTCATCCACTCGGCGTCGGCCGCCCGGTACGCCTCGCAGGTGTCCGAATGGGTGCGCCCCTCGCAGCGGAAGCCCATGATGGCCGCGCCGCTGGCCTCGCCGACGGCCCAAGCACTGGACGTGACCAGGCCGTGGATCTGCTCCCGGAGGTGCAGGTACCAATCGGGCAGGTCAGCGCCGAGCGCGGTTTCGGCGGTAGTGAGTGCGCCCTGAACTGCGGCGGCACTGTCGGCGATGTCTGCGGTACTGCTCATTACGGCCTCCCCTGGCTGGTCTGTCTGCCTACAGTATACACCTTCCATCCCTGCCCCGCTAGGTGTATGCTGTAGGCAGACAGATTGAGGGAGGGCGTCATGGGCAAGGCATATGAGAAGAGCATCGCCGCAGCGAAAGCGGTCCAGGCCAGCGTCGGCCAAAAGCCCGAGCGGACCGAACCCCGGTCGCGGGCCGAGATCGAGTCCTACGTAAGGGGCTTCGGGATGTCGGCCGCCGCCACCCGCCGCATGGTCGACGAGTGGGTAGCCGACCAGGGACGCGCCCGCGAAGCGGGCTGGGAATCCCATGCCGACTCCGTCTACTACGACGAGCACTGAGGGAGAGTCGTGAGCTACCTCGTCCGCCGCCACCCCGTCGCCACCTTCCTGGCCGCGCTGGTCTTCGGCCCGTACCTGCTGGCTGCCGCCCTGCTCTTCCTGGTGCTCTACGCCCTCGGAGCGCTGTTCCTGCTCGCCTTCGGGCGCAAGGGATGACCGAACCCCTGTTCGGCCTCACCTCCTCCCGGCCCGACGCCGAGCTGCACTCGTGCGACCTCTGCCCGGCCGCCGCCATGGCGTCCAGGGACACGCTGCGCGTGCATGGCTGGATCGTGTTCGACGGCGAGTCCGTGACCGGTAAACCCCTGCACGTCCGTATCTGCCGGGCCTGCCGCCTGAAGGAGAACCGATGAACGACTGGACTGGTACCGATCTGTGGAGTGCGGCCATGCGAGAGAACTGGGCCCGCAACCAGGTGGCCCGCGCCGGGCATTCCTGGGCGACGCACACCGTCAAGTTCGACGGCACGGTCCTGCCCCGCGTCGACTGGTCGGAGTATCGCAAATGCTCTGCGGTGTGCCGCGCCAAGATCGGCGAACCCTGCTTCAGCCAGTCCGGGCGGGTCGTCAACGGCCAGCCGGACGGCATCCGTACCTACCTGATAGAGCCGCACGCGGCCCGCGTCCGGCGCAAGCCTCACTCCCAGCTCTAGATGCAGAAGGCCCCCACCTGGTGGGGGCCTTCTGCATGTCCAGGTCAGAGGCGGACGGGCAGCGGGGTTGCAGGCTTGACGGCTTTGCCCTGGGTGTCCGTGCCGAGGAGTCTGGCCTCAATGTCGACCCAGCCCTGGTCGGTCAGCTCCGCGCGGATCTCTTCCGGCGACACGTTGGCGTACCACTCGTCGCCGATCAGCCCCCATACGGCCTCGACGCCGGAGTGCGGCGGGCGGCCCGGCCCGGCGCAGGTGAAGACCAGCCAGCCGCCCGGCCGCAGCGCGGTCCAGGCGGTCAGCAGGATCTCCCGCCACCGTTCGGCGTGCTCGAACGTCTCCGTGCACAGGACCAGGTCGTACGCGATGGCGGGCTTCCAGTCGGCGGCGTCGGCGATGATGTCGACGCCCTTGCCGGGTCGCAGGTCCAGGACGGTATACGGGGTGGCGTTCGGGAACAGCATGCGGGTGTTCCCGTTGAGGTCCCGGCCGCCGATGTCGAGTACGGCCAGGTCGTCGGTGGTCCGGAACTGGCCGACCCAGCTCAGTACCGCTTCGTGCATCTCTCAGCCCTCGTTTTCGATCTTGTGGGCGGCACTCCACCGGTCCCGGAACAAGGCCCCGTCCGTCTCGGCCGCCGCCTGCCCGAGGGCGTACACCGGGTCCATCTCACCCTTGCCGAAGTACGGGTGCAGGTGCTCGACATGCGCGGCCAGGCACGGAGCCCACTCGCCGCGCGCCTTGGCTGCCTCGATGATCTCGTTGTCCACGTACCAGTGCCGGTACCCCTCGTGGCAGACGACGCCAGGGCCGTCCCAGGACGCGCCCGTGTCGTTGACGTAGGCCCGGCGGATGAGCATGTGGGTGGCGTGTGTTCCGGCCAGGACCGCTGGGTTGCCCAGGTCGTTGGTGCCGACCACGGCCGCTCCGCTGAGACGCGCGACCTCCATGGCCTGATCGAGCCAGCCCGGGTGGAACTTCACGTCGTCGCCGACCAGGAAAAGCCACGGCTCGACGGAGATCTGGTGGCCCCGGTTCACCTTCTCCGCGAAAGAGCCCATCTCCCGCAGGTAACGGTGCTCGTCGATCATGACTGCCAGATCGGGAACGGTTTCCCGGGCCCATGCCTCAACGGTGAGGATGTCGCCGTCATCGGCCATCACGTACACCGCGACCCAGTCCCGCTGTCTCGGGGTCAGGCTGGCGACCAGTGACGTCAGGAACGTCTCGGCGTTGTCCCGCTGCGCTACCGGCACGATGATGGCGACCTCTTCGGTGGCCTCGGGGACTTGCTTGTTGCGGATCGGCGAGTCCTGCGCGGCCTGCGTCGCGGCGTTCGGGTTGATCTGCAACAGCGGCCACTGGGCGGGGGCCAGCGGCACGATGTTCGATGCCGGGGGCGTGAACGGCTTCATCTTGTAGTCGTCCGTGCCGTACCAGGCGGTCTTCTGGTGGGTGGTGGTCACGCCGGTGTGCACCATGACCGGTAGGCCGACCTGGTGGGCGCGCAGGCAGAACGAGATGTCCTCGCCGCACTTCTCGCCGTCCGGCCCGGGGATGCGTTCGAACCAGATCTCCGCCGGGGCCCCGCCGTCGCGGGCCCACTTGGCGATCTTCTCGTACGCGGACCGGTGGGTCAGCAGGAAACCGCATCCGGTCGCCGCGACCCGGGTCGGTTCGCCGTTCCAGGAGGTCCGGGCGACCATCTTGTATGAGCCGGGCATGCCGTTCTTCGGCTCGACCCACGACCAGTCGTAGAGGGTGGGGGCGAGGCTGGACCTCAGGCCACCCCGGAAGTCGTGACTGAAGTCGCCCTCGATGAACGCCAGACCGCCGACGATCGGCGCGGTGTCCGGGTCGGCGACCTTCAGCAGCTCTTCCAGGGCGTTCGGCTCGAACCCGATGTCGGTATCGATCCAAAGCAGCCAGTCAGCGTCGCTGGCCAGGAACGCGGCGGTCGCGGTGTTGCGGGCGTGGGACAGCTCCATCGACCGGCCCCATACAGCGGCGAGCGCGCCGCTGTTCATGAGCCCGGAGTTGTGCATCAGGTGATCGCCGTGCTGCTTGTCGTAGGCCACCATTCGCAGCACCGACTCGGTGAAGTTCCAGCCCGCCTCATTGAGGTGCGGCACCCCGATGCAGACCTTCTCTCCTGCGCGCGGGTCGGCTGGTGCCTCCGGCTCGGGCTGGGGCCACCCTCCGGTGGGCCTGGTGATGTCCTTCATCGCGGCCAGGAAGCCCTTCGCTTCCATCCGGGTGACCTCTTCGGGCACGGCGTCGTTCAACGTCATACGGGTTCCTCCTCCAGGAAACAGCAGAGTACCGCTATGATCGCCCGCAGGTGTATCCGTGCTGCCACGGTCCGGCGGAGCGCTCGAAGTGAAGAGAGCCCGCAGTGGCAAACCTGCCTTTCCAGGTTCCGACGGACGAGAACGGCGACTACGCCTTCTCGGGCATGTCGACCGAGAACCTGACTTCGATCCGGACGCAGGCGCGCGAGAAGGCCGCTGAGTACGCCGAGATGGACGTCTCTGACGTCTCCGGCGACGACATCGCGACGATGCGCGAGCTGACCAACATCGTCAAGGGCGTGGACGCGGAGCGCACCCGCCGGTCGGGTGCCGCAGGAGCGTTCGCCGCCCTCACAGACAGCCTCGGCGACGAGGACGAGCCCGACGGCGATGAGGGCACCACCGGCACGGACGCCGAGGGGACCGGCACCGTGGAGACTCCCGCAGCTTCGACGGTCGCGGCGGCCAAGCCGACTGCGCCGGGCGTCGCTGCTGTGGCCTCCCGGACCACCCCCGCCGTTCCGGCCGACCAGGTGCCGCAGGCGACCCCGGCCGTCATCCTCGCCGGGGCGAACAACTCCGACTACCCGACCGGCTCAGAGCTGGACTGGCTGAAGGTCGGCAAGCTTGTCGAAAAGCGGTTCCTCCAGTACTCCGCGTCCGGCGGCAACGGCGGCCCCCGCCGTGACCCGATCGCTCAGCTCAAGCTGGACTACCCGGCGGAGCTGACCGCTTCCGGCGGCCTCCAGGAGGACGCGACCGCGCTGCTCGACTACGCGGCGTCGGAGAAGCGCCTGCCGGGCGGTTCGCTGCTGGCGTCGCTGAACATCAAGCGCAAGCAGGCCGAGGCGGCGGGCGCACCGAACGCCCTGACGGCGGCCGGTGCGGGCTGGTGTGCCCCGTCGGAGGTGCTGTACGACCTGTGTGAGCTGGAGTCGTCCGACGGCCTGCTGGACATCCCGGAGATCAACGTCTCGCGGGGCGGTATCAAGTTCACGACCGGCCCCGACTTCTCCTCGATCTACTCGGGTGCGGGCTACTTCCACTACACCGAGGCGCAGATCATCTCGGGTGTCACCAAGCCGACGATGCCGGTTCCCTGCCCGTCGTTCACCGACGTGCGGCTGGAGGCCGACGGCCTGGCCATCCAGGCTGACCTCCTCCAGTTGCGGGGCTACCCGGAGCTGATCGCCCGGTTCGTGCGGGGTGCCATGGTCGCGCACACGCACAAGATCAACCAGTTCATGATCAACGCCCTGGTGACCGGCTCGACCGCGCTGAACCTCCCGTCCAGCGTCGTCGCCCACACCCCGGGCCTGGGTACCACCTGGTACACCGACCACTCCGTCCTGTCCACCCTGCTAGGTGCCCTGGACATGGCCATCGCGGACTACAAGTACCGCCAGCGCATGCAGCTCTCCTCCACCCTGGAGGTCGTGCTGCCGTACTGGGTCCAGTCCTGGATTCGCGCAGACGTCACCCGCCGGTCGTTCTACGACGGTGACGGCGGCGTCGACCAGTTCGCCGTGACCATGGCGAACATGCAGGACTGGCTCGCCGTGCGCGGTGCCCGCGTCCAGTGGGTCTACGACTGGCAGGACGCCTTCTACTGGGCGGCCTACCCGACCGGTGCCCCGTCCGCGTGGCAGCAGTTCGGCCAGTCGCCGACCTCCACGGACTTCGTCCAGGACTGGCCGCACACCCTCCAGGTGCTGCTGTACGCGGCCGGTACGTGGGTGCGCGGCAACGCCGACATCATCACCCTCGACACCGTCTACGACTCGACTCTGCTGGCGCAGAACAAGACGACCCAGCTCTTCACCGAGCAGGGCATCCTCGCGGCGAAGACCTGCTTCGACAGCCGGGTCTACACCGTCGGCGCGGTCCCGGGCGGCCTGATCCCGACCGGCGCGGCCTCCTACGCCCTGAACGCTCAGGCGGCGGCCACCTCGACGTCCGTCGGTGCCTTCCCGACCAACCCGTAACCGAGACTCCCCGAGGCCGCGCCCCCATACGCGGCCTCGGGGAAACCACCTTCGGCAAGGGAGGGAGAACCGATGGCAATTCTTACGCCTCTGACCAGTCCGGTCTTCGCACCGCAACCGGCGGTCGGCAACATCCGGTACGGCCTCTTCTCGGCGGCCAACGGCCCGTTCCCGATGCCGCAGCACGGCGAAGTCGGCGGCGTCCAGTACCTCGAAGAGCACTGCGGTTCGGCGCACCTGATCGCCGGGGCGTCCTGCTCCAGCCCGACCATCACCCTCAGCCCGTTCGACAGTTGCGACGGCGTGTCCGTCGGCCTGCCGTTCCAGGTCGGTGCCACCCTCAAGGCTGGCACCTGGCCGTACACGGCTGAAGAGGTTGAGCGGCGTCTGCGTATCCGGCTCAACGACAACGCGCAGTTCGTCAACGAACAGTCGTTCTGGGGCGGCAACGCCGACGTGCAGTCCAGCCTTCAGCGGACCGACCTGAACACCTCGGGCATCCTCGACGTCACGCCGACGCCGGGCACCCCGACGACCATCGAATACGGCGTCGGCCTGCTCGAAGACGCGCTGGCGCAGTACTCCTACCAGGGCATCCTCCACGCCCGTCCGTACTTCGCGCCGTACCTGTCGGAGCGGCGCATGGCGATGGGCGACCCGAAGGGGCTCAAGTACTCGCCGCTGAACAACGTGTGGTCGTTCGGGCGGGGCTACTCCGGCAACAAGCCGAACAACGAGGCGGCCCCGGCCGCCGGTACCGGCTACATCGTGGCCACCGGCCAGGTCACGGTCTGGCGCGACGACACGGTGTACGTGACCCCGCCGGAACGCGAGTTCGACCGGTCGGGCAACAACTGGCAGGCGACTGCTCAGCAGGCGTACGCGATCACCATCGACTGTGTGGCCTTCTACGTGCTGGTCGAGTTGGACGCGATCACGCGCACGACAAGCACGGTTCCGGCTTCGACGGTGCAGTTCTAGGAGGGGTGGACATGCTGAGGGAGCTGAGATGCCTGCAATCGTGATCATCAACCGGCACGAGCCGGAGGGCGAAGTCGCCACCCGGCTGCTGGAACTGGCCGACGAGAAGGGCCACGACGCCCGGACCGTGGAAGCGCAGCGCGGCGAGCACGACGCCGGTCTGTCCTTCCGGGTGCCGGAAGACGTGGCCGAGGCGTTCAACGCCGACCGGGCCGACCGCTGGCCCGTGCCCGAGGATGCCGAGGAGTCGGCCCCCGACGGCGACCCGAACACCACGCCTGTCCGCATGGTGCGGCCGGGCAAGGCCAAGCACGCCTAGGAGTAGCAGATGACGGCCGTATGTCAGGCCCCTATCCAGGGCACCACCATGCGGGTCCAGTCGGTCAACTCGTGCGGTACCCCGCTGGTGGGTTCCTGCGTGTCGGCCGTCTCGGCTGGGCTCGTCTCGGTGGAGATGCAGGACCAGGTCGAGTCCGGCACGGAGATCATCGTCATGAACGCCGCTGGCGTCATGTGCGTCAACGAGAAGTCGCCGAAGCAGCTCAAGTGGATCGACGTGACGATCACCTTCTGCAATGTCGACCCGGAGTTTTTCAACCTGATCACCGGCTCGACGCTGGTGCTCAACGACGCCGCCTCCCCGACGGCCGTCGGTTTCCAGACCCGCACGTCCAACTACGCGGCTGGCGCGTTCGGTCTTGAGGTGTGGACGAACGTCTCCCAGGCGCAGTGCCTCACGGTCGGCACGTTCAACCTGGTGCCGTACGGCTACTTCCTGCTGCCGAACATCGTTGAGGGCACCGTCGGCGACCTCAAGATCGAAAACGGTGCGATCTCGTTCACGGTGAACGGCCGCACCAAGCAGGGCACCAACTGGGGCACCGGCCCGAAGAACGCTCTGGCGAACATGACGACCGGTGTAGCTGAGAAGCTGCTGATCGCCCTGCCGAACGACACGCACCGGCACCTCCAGTGGACGTACCTCGCACCCCCGGCTCCGTCCTGCGGTTGCGCGAGCTGACCCGATAGGGTTCGACGGGGGTCGCCGGTTCGGCGGCCCCCGGTCCGCAAGGAGGGGGAGCGATGGTCAGCGCAGTGCCCGACGGCTGGACCGTCACGAACTTCGCCGCCTGCTCGGGCACTTGGTCCGGGCTCACCTCGGATCAGAAGGCGCTCGCTC